AGTGGTGGGCGCCGTCCAAGGGCGACAGCGTCTACTGGAACTATCCCGACAGGGGTGTGCTCGGCGTCGTCATCGGCTTTGTTCCCGATGATGAGGAGCGCCGTGTGGGCCAGCCCATCATCAAGCGCGAGGACGGAGAGCACGTCGTGGTGCATCCCATGTTTCTGCTGCCATTCGAATATGGCGGGGTGGAGTGGCAGCGGGCTGCAGCTGAGGGGCGCATCGGATGACGAGTCCTGAGACGGACCTGCGGGACACGGCGTTCGCGCTCGACGAAATGGAGTTCCTCGACGCGTTGGAGTCCTACGTGCGGGACCGCATCGCGGAGTACGAGATGGTGCGTGGCGACATCCTGACGTTGATTCTCGGTGCCATGCTGTCGCGAGCTGACGGCCGTATCGAGGTCACCCGCCGCGAGTTGGAGGAGACGGCGCGGGTCCACATGTGGACCGAGGAACTTGGCGACAAGGTCGTCATGGTCGCCGAGTTGGCTGGCGGTTCGGGCTGTGGTGTGCTGGGCTGCCACGGGTTTGGGAGTCACACGGGAGTCACGCGATAGATCAGGGGGACCATGAAGCGTTGCATCCTGTGCTATGTGTGGCCAGTGTCCCTGGTCGACGACACCCCGTATTGCGCGCTGCACTGGCTCAAGGCCACCGACCACGTCCTGGATGAGGGCGCCGGTGCCGTGGTGACGAAGCCGACTCGGCGGACGCTGCTGCTGGCCGATGTAGGGGACGCGATCAAGTCGGCATTACGAAGGCCGCCAGGCAAGCCATGGGAGTAATGGCGGTCATGGTTGCGTGCCGCTGCAGTCCGCTGCAGTGCCGTGGGCTCGCACGCCGATGGGAGTCAACCGGAGTCACGGCAGTGAGGATGAGCAGAAGTGAAGCGACAGTCGATCGAATCAACCTATGACCACCAAGAGACCGGTGACCGGTATCACGTGACGTCGACCATCGACGGCCGGTCGGTGGCGTGGCGCCACCCGATCACGGACCCGTTCGTGCGACACACGGTGCTGATCGGGTGGCGCGACCTGCTGCGCGGCCTGCTCAAGCGCAGGCTTGACGTGACGGTGCTCATCGGCGGCGACAAGGACATCGTCGAGGACGTCATGGAACTGAACGCCGACTACCTCGGGCCGCTTGATAGCACCCGCCGCGACGAGTTCAACGTCGTCATGAACGCTTCGTTGGAGACGTTCGGCGCAGCCATCGCGGACGAAGTCGGCTAGCCGGCGTTCGTGAGGAGGTTCGTCACGACCACCACGATCGAGATCAACACACCGACCGCGCCGACCGCAGCCACGATGACACCCCACGACGTCGCGATCCCCGCGCCCTTCCCCTCGCTGCGGTCCTGGCGTTCCTTCACCGCGATGATCTGCTCCTCCAACGCCTTGACCTCCGCCCCGACCTGAACGCTGAGCGCCTCCAACTGCTTCGCGATGCTCACCTGGATCGCGTCGATCGTCTTCGTCGTCGACTGCTCGGCCTTGTCGACCGCGGCCTGCGCCGCGGACAACGCCAGCATGGTTTCCCGGCGGATCGACTCGAACCGCTCCGTCGTCAGATGCGCGTGGTCGCCGAGGCGGGTGTCGAGCAGCTCGCGGGCGAGCCCGTAACGCATGTCGCCCTGCGCTCGGATCGCTTCGAGGTCGGCCTCGAGCAGTTCTTTGAGTTGGGCGATCTCGCGGCGGGACTGCTCGAGTGTCCGCTCGGTCGGGTCGGGGAACGGGATCCGAATGGTCTTGCCGACGGTGGTGTCGTCGTTGTCATCCACTTCCACCGCCCGACATGCGTTGAGCCTGTCCTACCAGCCCCAATTATCGCAGCCGATGGCCCCGTCAGATGTCTTCCTGGGCGACGGCGTCGAGCGCGTCGGTGATCTCACGCCACTCCCGCGACTTGACCGCCGACGTGACCGTCAACTCCGTGATCTCACCAGGACGTTGCAGCAGATCGCACACGCCGGCCAGGTGCTCGTCGCAGGCCCACGCCGTGATCACGTCGCCGGTGCGCATCACCCGCCACGTGCCACGGACGTCGCAGATCTGACAGTGATACAGGTAGCTCACGACGACGGCTATTCCGTGATCAGCATCAGACGGTGCCGGTGCAACCGGTCGGGGTCGATGCGGCGGTGCGGCTCCCAGTAGCACGGCGCACCGGGCTCGGCGTCACACGTCGGGCACGGCACATCCCGAGTCACCCGAGCACGCGCTGCAACGGGATAGGCCTCGCCCTCTTTGGCTGGAAACGACGTCGGGTGCCCGCTGTCGAATCCGTTGGTCAGCTGCCACCACGTGGGCAGCAAGTCGGGCCGCTGCATTCCATACCGGACCACCGTGCTCATGATGTCGGCGTGGGTTCGGTCGGCTCCGGTTCGGCGGCGAGCAACCGGTCGACCTGCGCTTGCATCATCGCCATCATCTCGTGGTGGCTGCCATCGTGGATGCGGTTGGCCAGCTCGACCATCCGCGCGTAGTCCATCGCGACCAGATCGAGGTGCGCGAACGACACGCCCTTCAGACCGCCGTCCGGTATCGACTTGGCGCGGGCGTTGCGGCACACGTACTCGACGCGGGCGACCACTGTGCTGTCGACGGTGTCGGGCAACGGCAACAACTCCCATGTGCTGGCGGGTTCGGCGAGCGCGTCCTTGACGCGGTTCCACGCGCGCAGCCAGTCGTTCAAGGCTTCGCGGACGGCGACGCCCTGCCCGTCGCCACGGTCGGCGGTGCTGATCTCGAGCATGTCCGGGTCCTCCTGCGGCTCAGGCTTGGGGGTTGGGGTCGGCGTGCGGATGATGGTGCCGTCGCTGATCATGGCCCGCAGCACGTCGCCGGGGCAGCCGGTCGCGACGAACGAGCTGTGCGGCCGGATCGCCGCGGCGACGTCGTCGGCCATCAGCCACGCGCGTAACGCCCGGAAGTTCTCGACCTGCCCGGGGTGCGGCTGCTCTCCTGGGCCGGTCATGAACGTGCACGAGTACCAGGTCGTGTTACCGCCGGGCTGGGCGGCCTGTGCCTTGTCTTTGCCGCGGCCTTCGAGGACGTAGTGGGGGCAAACGCCGAACGAATAGCCGATGTCGAACCAGCCGCGGGTGTTCATGTGGAACCGCCGCGTGTCCTGCCAGTGGTCAATGCATTCGGCGTGCGAGAAGTTGGCGATGCCGGTGTCGGAGCCTTCGTAGTGGACGGCCATCCCGAGTGTGGGGTTCGCGGTTCCGGCGGCGGACGCTGGCCAGCCGAACGCGGAGCGGCGCTGGAGTCGCAGCGCCATCAGTGGTCACCCGGGTGGATCCGTGGGCAGGCTTGGACAGTTACGTTCGCACCCTCGCGGCGGACATGCAGCGGCTTGCCGCACTTCGGACAGGTCGCGGCGGGCGCCGAGTCTGGGTCCTGGAACGCGGGTGGGCGTTCTTCGTCGGGGAGGGATTCGATCCATTCGCGGGTGGTGCCTTCGACGTAGTCGTCGTCGGGGTCGAGTTCGCCTTCGCCGGGTGGGTCGTGTTCGTCGGGGACGTCGATGGGGATCTCTTCGACGTCGCGGTCCGGGTCAGCGTTCATTAGTCGGCGATGGCGATGCGGAGGATGTCCCACCCGAACAGCAACGCCAACACGACACATACCGCGATGATCAACAGCAGCAACTCTGACGTGGCATATCCGCCGTCGCTGGGGTAGCGGACCTTCTCAGCGGGCGCCGTGTCGGCCGGTTGGTTGGGGACCTTGTAGACGGCGACGACCGTGCCGACGGCGGTGATCAGCACGGCGACGAGCTGCCCGACCTCTGACAGGTCGAGGACCTCGTCTGCCAGCGCTGCGGCCAGCGCGGTGACGAAAACGCCGATCGCGGCGGCGATCGCCTTCGCTGCAGTCATGACCGGTCTCCTGGTTGCGTGCGGGTGTTGCGCGTCAAGTATCGCCTGTGGTGGGCGTGCGACGCGGGAACACGCGCCAGAGATAGAGGACGCCCCCCGCGACGGGGCTGTGTGGGGGGCGTCGGGCCGGAGTAGACGCTCCGGCGGGGTGTAGTGGCGACGGCCCCTGCCTGCCGTCAAACGCGGGCCGCTTTCAGGGCCAACGGGCAGGAGACCGCCTACCGGTAGGGCTCCATTCGCCGTCAGTTTAGTGCGTTGGTGACCGCCTGGGCTCCATGACTCTCCCAGGCCGCCGATCTCATGGGCGAGCAGCGCGACGGGGACAGAATCCCCGCCAGCCACCAACGCAGCAGCATCCTCGCATGGACGCTACGAGTCTACTTGCAGCCGGGGACATCCTCGGTCTGCCCTGGCGGGTGACACTTCGACTGCGCGTCCGACGGCGCACCATCAGCGTTGCCTGGGCCGAACGACGGATCAGCAGCGGCGGGGCCGGCGAGCATGGACAACAGGAGAGCGGCGGCGGTCAAGGCAGTGGCAACGAGCTTGCGCATGTTCACGAACCTTTCAGTGGGTGTGCCCGTGAGTATCCCCCAGCGTCGACGCATCATGTAGTAGCTGCCACAGCTCCATGGCCTCGAGCAGCAGCACCTACAGGTCGCGGATGTACAGCCGCAGTGCGCGGTCCAGCGTCCGCCCGGTCGACGTCGTCACCCGGCACGGCACGTCGTAGTTCGCGCCGAGCGTCCCGCCGGATACCCGCGACGTGACGATCCCGCCGGTTTCGGTGGGTGCGGCGGCGGTGACCCCGGTTGGCGCGAGGATCTGTTTCGTGGCGATGGTTTCGCCGGTGTTGAGCAGGTCGGTGAAGTCCCATCCGAAGTCGTCGATGTCGGCGGGGTCTTTCACCTGGATGCGGCTCATGGTGGGGATGTTACGCGGTCGTGGCGGGCCGGCCGGTAGATGTGCTGCGGCCCAGACGGCCGGTATGCGTTCGGCCCGGGGATGCGGTAGGTCCGCGCGGCGGTGGCGACGGGCAGTTCGCCGACTGCGTTGAGCGTCTGATTCTGCTGGGTGACAGACAGGTTGCCGGCGATGCCGATGATGGTGACGATCCCGGCGGCGGCGAGTGTCTGTGGCGCCTGGGTTGCTGCGGCGGTGCCGGTGTAACGGAGGGTGCCGGCGGCGGTGAGCGTCTGGTTCGCCTGGGTGATAGCGAGCGTGGCGGTGTAGCGGAGCACGCCGCTCGCCGCGATGGTCTGTGCGGCTTGGGTGGCAGCGAGGGTGCCGATGTGCTGCGCTGTCCCGCCGGAGGCCGCGAGCGTTTGTGCGGCCTGCGTCACGGCGAGGGTGCCGGTGACGCGGATCCACCCGGCCGCCGCCAGCGTCTGCGCTTGCTGGATTTGTGCGAGGGTGCCGGTGTAGCGGAGCACACCGGCTGCCGCCAAGGTCTGGCCGGCTTGGGTGACCGCGAGGTTCCCGGCGATCCCAAGCGACGTGACCGTGCCGGACGCGGCCAACGTCTGGCCGGCTTGGGTTTGCGCGAGTGAGCCCGACACACCTGGCGGCGTGGATGTGCCTGCCGCCGCCAGCGTCTGACCGACCTGTGCGACGGCGAGAGTTCCGGTGTAGCGCAGCTGCCCGGACGCGGCGAGCGTCTGGTTGTCCTGCGTTTCGGCGAGTGAGCCGGAGAAGCCGAGGCTTGTGACGGTCCCCGACGCGGCGAGGGTCTGGTCGGCTTGGTTGACGAGGGGGCCTTGGAACGCGTCGGTTTGGAACGCGTCGGCTTGGAATGTGGGGCCGCCGAGGATGCCGGTGATGGTCGCGCCGGCCGCCGCCAGAGTCTGGTCGTCCTGCGCGACCGCCAACGTGCCGGTGTACTGCTGGACGCCCGTCGCGGCGAGCGTCTGGTTCGCCTGAGTTACTGCGAGGGTGCCAGTGACGCCGCCGGTTTCGGCGCCTGCGGGGGCCTGCAGGTAGATCTGCGACACCCGCACATAGGTGACCGCCGGGCCGCTAATCGTCCCGGACGCCGCGAGCGTCTGGCCGGCTTGGGTGGCTGAGAGGGTCCCAGACGCGCCCAACTGCCCCGCAGCGGCGATTGTCTGGTCGGCCTGGGTGACGGCGAGGGCGCCGGAGACCGGCGGCTCTGTGACCGTCCCACCAGCCGCGAGCGTGTCGTCCGCTTGGGTGACCGCGAGCGTGCCGCTGATCCCCGTGGCGGCGGGCGTCTCGAGCTCAGCCCACGTGACCCTGGCTTCGCCGACGGTCGGAGCCGTCCCGGATGCCGCCAGCGTCTGGTCCGCTTGGGTGACCGCGAGCGTCCCGGTCGTGACCGCGTTGGGGGTTTCGAGTTCGGCCCACGAGATCTCGACGCTGCGGCGGTTGCCGCCGGACCCGCCGGTGGTGCCGCCCGCGATGAACCGCAGCCGCAGGTCGGCGTAGTCGGTGACCGCGTCGGCCTCAGGACCGGTGAGGGTGAAGGTTCCCGCCAGCCACGTCGCGTCCGTCGGCGTATGCAGTGTGCCGGTGGCGACGATCGTGGCGCCCTGCACCAACTGCACTTGGATGGTGCGGGAGTTCCCCGCCGACGCCGACTTGCGGTAGCGGTAGCGGACGACATGGTTGGTGGAGACGGCGGGGTCGCCGACGTCGGAGAGGCCGACCTCGACGGTCTCGTTGATGTTGTTGTTCGACGAGATGAAGTCGGCGTCGGACGCGACCGCCTCGTCGATCGCTTGGAACAGCGGCGCGGTCGTCCATGAGCCGACGGTGACGTCGGAGTCGGGGCGCGCGAACTGGGTCATCAGGTCACGCCTGCGACGAGGCGGACGTCGAGATCAGAGGCGACGCCGCCGGTGTAGACGATCGCGTCGTGCTCGACGGCGGTCAGCGAGATCACGCCGTCCTCAGCGGCGTCGGTCACGTTGCTGTCAGTAACCGACGCGATGAGCGTTCCCGGGGATCCTTCGGACACGTAGCCCTGCCGGAGCTGCATGATCAGGGTCGCGGTGGCGGCGCCTTCTTTGTCGTATTGGACGCGGACTTGGACGTCGCCGTCAGACACGGCGCCGGCGGGTTCGGTCAAGGCGGCGAGTCGGACCGCCACCGGCGACGCGGTCGGGTTGTTTTCGGAGCGGATGTGGTCAGCGAACGACGCGACCGCCTCATCGACCGCCGAGAACAGGTTGCTGGCGGCGCCGGTGTCGGTCGTCCACGCCCCCACCAGCCGGTCGGACGTAGGTCGGATGAGCTGCGGTTCCCCGCTCGTCCCCGCCGCCACCAACGTCTGCGACGCCTGGGTTACTGAGAGTGTGCCGGAGACGCCTCCAGCGGCGCTCGTCCCCGACGCCGCCAACGTGTCCCCAGCCTGTGCAGCGGCGAGCGACCCGCTGTACCCGAGCGCGCCAGCCGCCGCGAGCGTGTCGCCGGCCTGCGTCACGCCCAGGGTGCCGGAGACCGGCGGGATGATCGTCCACGGCGCGACAACCTCCGCCGACGTCGACCCGACCTCGAACTGGATGGACACCGGACTGGACATCGTGCTGCCGCCAGCCCACTCGTAGATCACGACCAGCCGGTCGCCCGCCGCCCACGTGCCCAGCGTGACGGTCGGGTGTGTGAACGTCTTCAGCCCGGCGGTGGCGAGCTGCGTCGCGGTGAACGGCGACGTCGCCTGCGCGGCTCCAGCCGCGTTGATCCGCCGGAGCGCGACCCGCACCGTCGACGAAGCGTCGATGCCGGTGATGATGTTGAACTCGATGGGGTTGTAGTCGCCGGTGACACCTTGCGCACCAGGCACACCGGCCTGCGAGACCCCCCAGATCTGCTCAGTGCCGTTTCCTGGTTTCGTCCACGTCAACGTCGACGCGCCCACCGCCGTGTCGTCCAGCTGCTTGGAGAAGTCGCCGGTCTGGCCGGTGATGTCCGAGTTGGTCGGCCCGAGGACGTAGGTGGTGGTCATGGACCCGGCTCAAACGCCGCCCACGTCACCCGCGCATGCCCCGAGCCCTGATTGATCTCCAGCTGCGCCCACGTGACGATCGCCTGCACCGCCGTCGGCGCCGTCACCTGCATCTGCGCCCACGCGACCCGCGCGTAGGGCGGCTTGTTCTTGTGCGCCTCCCCGTGGATACCTTGCCGCCACGTCTCGTGGGTCTCGTCGGACTCGGTCTCGCCCGCGATCTCGCCGCCGGCGTCGAGGACGTAGGTGTCGTTGCCGTAGTCGAACGTGCGGTACGGCTCGTTGTGCCAGTAGATGACCCCGCGGACGCCCGTCTTGCGGGCGGGCACACCCGACGTCTCGTCGGACGTACCGTCGACGTAGTCGATGCGTCGCGCAGCGATCGGCAGCACCGCAGCACCTCCGATCGGGTCAGGCGGTCTTGTTCGCCACGAACCGCAGGTACAGATCCCCGTAGTTCGTGATCGCGTCCGCCTCGCCGCCGGTCAACGTCAACGCGGCGGTGGTCAGCGTCGCCGATACGTTCGTGTGCGTCGCCGACGCGATCAACGTCCCCGGCGACCCCTCGTTGGTGTAGCCCTGCCGCAGCTGCGCGACGATGTCGATCGTCGCGGACCCGGATTTCCCGTAGCGGTAACGGAAGATATGCCCCGTCGAGATCGCCGGGTCGGTCAACGGCCCGAGCTTCACAACGACCGGCGCGTTGACCGGGTCGGTCGGCGACCGAATGTAATCCGAATCGTCCGGGGATGCCTCGTCGATCGTGGCGAACAGGTTCGTCGACGCACCCGTGTGCGTCAACCACGACCCGACAGACACGTCAACGGCGGGCCGGGCGATCTGCGCCTCCTCGCCGATCGTGATGCCGCTGGTGCCGAACGTCCACACGTTGCCCTGCGTGTCCGTGTACGACGTGGCGCCGGCCGTCAGTGCGGTGAAGTCCGGCGACGCGACGACGGTGCCGTTGATCCCGTCGCGGATCTGCCCGCGCCCTACGCCGCCGACGAACCGGCCGCCGACGCCGTTGTTCTCCGACCCGATCTCCACGAACGTCGCGACCGTCCCGCGGATGTCGGTGGTCCCCGCCACCGTGAACTGCTGCAGCTGCGTCCACCCGGTGCTCGTGTCGATATCGGCGTCGGGGCCGGCCGCGGCCTTCTCGTAGAACGTGCACACCCGGTTGCCCGCGCCGTCGTCGACGTCGAGCGTCACGCGAACCGATAGCCACTCCCCGTCGACACCGGAATGCACACCCGTCATCTGATGAGAAAGCAGCGTCGCGGCGGCGTTCCGCCACCCGAAGTCCAACCGCCGGGTCGCGCCCGACAGGTTCGTGAAATGCCACTCGTGCTGTGACGCGTCGAGGCTGGTGCGTTTCGCGAAGAACCTGCCGTCGACCGTCGGTGTCCAGTCGACGGCCTTCGCGACCATCCGCAGGTCGATGTCGCCGACGATCGACAACGCCGCCGAGTCAGGCGCCCGCGCGATGTACGTCTGCCCCGTCGATTCCAGCCACGTCGCCATGTCAGACCACGATCGTGCGGGTGTAGTCGGACGGCTGCCACACGACGTTGCCGCTTGCGGTTGCGATCGTCGAGTTCGCAGCCCGGAACTGCTTCGGGTTGCCCGACAGAAGGTGCGGGCCAATCACGTTGTTGTCGGAGTTGGCGCCGAAGAACACCGCGTCGGCGGTGCCGCCACCTTCGGCGGCGCCATTCAGGAACTTGTGGCCAATCACGTAGTTGCCTCCTGCGTCGAGCAGGATGTGATGGCCGGTGTCGCTCGAGATCACTTCAGTCTTACAACCCAGAATCTCGGCGTCGGTGTCGTTGTTCGACCCCATCGCCGGGTCGTTCTCGATGCGGATCAGGTAGTTCCCGACGGTCCCGAATGTCGCTTTCATGTAGACGCCGATGATGTCCGCGCCCGCCGCCGCAGCGCTGCCGCCGCCGCCGCCCGCGCGGACCTGCCGTTTGCAGTAGACGGCCTCGTGGCGCATGTCGCGCATGAACCCGCCGAGGATGGTCGCGCCGGCGCCGCCGCCGGCGTTGACGAACCCGCGGTAGCAGGCGAACCATTCGCAGTTCAGGAACGTGATCCAGTCCGCGAACGCTGCGGAGTTGTCGCCGCGGATCTTCGACCCGTACGGGCCCGCGTCGACGTCGAACGACGTGGACTGCGCGACGCCGCCGCCGAACGACTGGAACACCAGATTCTCGAAGATGAGTTTCTCGGTGGTGTCGACGAGGATGCCGCCGTGGCTGGTGGTCGACGACCCGGACACGATCCGGATGTTGCGGGCGCCGCCGCCGATGAAGTTGCCGTTCCAATGGAACGCGTACCCATGGCCAGCGGCGACAGAGATCTTGGTCGCCATCTCGCTCGCGCCGACGATGAACACCCCAGGCTTGGTGATCTCCACCGGCTCGGAGTTGTACCAGCCTGCCCCGAGATAGATCGTCCCACCCCAGATCCCGGTCGGTGAGTTGTTCGGCAACGCGTCGACCGCCGCTTGGATCGTCGCCTTCGCGGTGTCCCACGACCGCCCGTTGTTGCTGTCGTTGCCGCCCGACGCTTTGACGTACTGGACGCCCGGGTCGCCGTCGACGACGTGGTCGGCGTTCCAGTCGCCCGGCTGCACGACCGTGGTGTCGGCGCCGTCGGCCTTCGCGCTGACGAACGTGTGTCTGATCGCCATGGGTCAGCCGATCTGGAACGCGTCAGCCTGGAACGCGCCGAGCTGGAACGCCCCGCCGGAGCCGCCGCCGACGGCGATCTGGAACTCGGCCCACGTGACCCGCGCGTGCCCCATCGGCGGGCCGCCGTGGTTCGGTTTGTGACTCGCGATGATCGGCCACGCGGCGACCGCCGCCAGCCGCCGCAGCAACACCCGACGCGACAACATCGGCTACGGGTTGCCCGCAGTGACCACGTACGACGTGATCGCGACCGTGCCGCCGGACGTGATGCTCGTGCTGTTGAGCTGCAAATCACCCGTGCCCTGACCGACGTCACCATCCATCACCGCCGCGCCAGCCGACGTACACAACCGGAACCACGATGCCGTCCCCGTCGCATCCGCCGATGAGTCCTGCGTGATCGCGTTCGCGGTCAGCACACCTGCGGAAGGCGCAGGCGCGAACGTCGCCGAACATGTCAGCTCGGCGAGCTTCGTCGTCTCCGCCCCGCCGGTCGCAGGACGGGTGCCTGAGAAGATTCGAATCAACCCGCTTGTGCCGACGGAGGTGGTGATCTGAGCGAGCTGGTTGTTCCGCAACGTCGCGACGTACCCGAGCGCCATCTACTTCTCCTGCTCTTCCAACGCTGTCTTCGCGCGCTCGTACGCGGCGCGGTCCTTCTCGTCGCCGGTTTCCTCAGCGACACGACGGAGCCGCTCGACCGACTCCCGCGTGGGACCGGACACCTCACCGGTCGCGTGGACCTTGAAATCGTCAGCGGACATCATTGGCGCATCCTACTGACACCTGCTGACAAACCGGGCGAAGGCTAGGCGCCAAGCGCGGTGGTGTACGTCGCGGACACCGCCACCACCCGATACCGATGGACCGACACTCGTGGTTGACGCCACACCGCCACAGTGCCATACTGTGAGTTGACACAAGAGCGGCCCCGCGCCGATACCCGCGGCCGGGGCCCGGACCATCAGAAAAAGGCTGAAGGCCATGACCACCCTACAAACCCAACCCGAGCAAGCGCCGAAACGGCGCAACTGGTTCGTCCGTCACCCGCTGTGGACGTTCGTTCTGATTCTCGCCGCGATCGTCGTCGTCTTCGCGGGGTCCGCGGACCCCGCGGCGGACATGGCGCCCAAGCCGGCGGAGCCCGCAGCCGAACCCGAGCCTGAGCCGGTCGCCGAAGAGCCTGCACCCGAACCGGAGCCTGAGCACGACGAATTCACCGCAGCCGTCATGTGCGAAGAGTTCGTCAGAGACAACCTCAAGGCACCGGCAACCGCCGGGTTCCCACTCGCGACCGATTACACAATCGAACACAAGGGCAACGGCCGCTATCGGATGGACTCACACGTCGACTCGGAGAACGGGTTCGGCGCGCAGATCCGCACCGAGTTCACATGCAAGATCCAGCACGCGGGCGGCGACCAGTGGGAACTGGTCGACCTCACCTTCGAAGAGTGACCGCGATGGACACCAACGATCGGGCGCATGTTGGTGCGCGTATCCCCCGCGAGCTGTACCAGGACGCAGCCGTCCGCATGGTCGTCGACCGGCTTGGCTGGCAGCAGCTGATCGAGGCGGCCATCACGGCCTACGTCGACAGCGAGTGGACACCGAAGGACTAACCGGTCAGACGCTTTCGCGGGTGGCGCCGGCGGCGGTCCGCGCGACGATCCGGTAGGTGATCTCGGTTTCCCACGGCACCCTGCGGTCGCGGAACACCGTCGGCGTCTCTGCTGTCGCGAGGAACAGCTCGACGCCGGCGATCGTCTGGTAGATGTCGTTCTCCACCGCGGCGGCCTCCCCACCGCCGGGAGTGCCATTGTTGACCGTCACGTCGATCGCGCCCTCGGCCGACACCCCCACCCACGTGTACGACGGGAGCGGCGGGGGGATCAGCGACGCGGTGAAGTCGTGTTTCGCGGTCGCCGACGCCAACCCCGCGTCCGACCACACGGTGACTTCGACGTCGTAGGCGGCGCCGTTGACCAGTTCGACGCCGTCCGGGCCGGCCATGGGGATCTCGTGTGTGCGGAACCCAGACTCCCCCACCTGGCCGCTGGAGTAGACCAGGCCGACGCCGTCGCCGGTTTTCAGCTCCACGAGGTACGCGGACTGCTCGGCGGCGCTCCACACGACCGTCAACGGTTGTACCGTCACGGTCGATTCGTCTCCAGGCGACACGATCGCCACGGTGACGACGGTGGCGGCGGTGATCGTCCATGTGTCCGACCATGGCCCGAACGCCGCGCCGTCGGACGTGCGCACGCGGTAGTCGATGACGTCGCCCGGCGTCGCCCACCCGGCGGAGAACGTCACAGAGCTCGCTGCGGAGGAGACGTTGACGAGGGTGGTCTGCCAGGACACGCCGTTCCAATATTCCGTGGCGCCGTCGTTGACGTGGCGTTCGAGGGTGTATTGGGCTTGGGGGTCGCCGTCGACGTCGTTGTGGGACCACGGTCCCACCGCCAGCGATGCGGTGGTGGAGCGGGGGCCGTCGTCTTCGAGCCAGGTGGCGGCGAACGGCGGCGTGTTCGTCGTCGTGACCAGTTCGTGGCGGGCCGCGCGGTTGGAGCCGGACACGATCGCGTAGGTCCCGTCGACCCGGTTCCCCAACGATCCCTGGCGTAGGCCGAGGGAGTCTTGGACGGCGCCGTCGGCGTTGACCGCGGTCCACGCGCCCCACACGCGGGTCGCCCATGTGTACTTGATCCGCGCGAGTGTCTGGTCGGTCGCGCCGCATGCGACGATGTAGATGTCGCCGTTGTAGGTGTCCCAGGTGACGCCGACGTTGACGACGTTGCCCTTGCCCAGCGCGGGGACGTCGACGACTTCGCGGCGCGCGTCGACGGGGTCCATCAGATGCAACTGCAAGCTGGCGGGGTCCGAGGAGTCGGTGCCGTCCGGCGCGCGGACACACGCGACCGTCTGCCCCGTGAAACACGCCGCCGTGGATCCGGAGTAGACGCCGGCGTATTCGCCTTCGGCGTTGCCGCGCAGCACCCGGATCGCCTGCGGATCCCACGTCGTGCCGCGAGCGGTCATCCGCATCAGATACTGCCGGGGCTGCGGGTCGCCCGACGCGCCCTGCGCCCACGCCACATACAGATCATGCGGGTTCGCGACCAGGCTGCGGTCCCCGAGATGGCGGAACGCGACCGTCGGCCGGGTCGACACCGACGACACGCGTTCGTGCAGCTTCGCCGGCGCGTTCACCGACGCCGACCCGGTCTGCCCCCACCGGGCTCTCGTCCAGTAGAGCCGCGAGACGGTCCCGGCGTGGTACGACCAGAAGACCGGCATCACCCAGTAGTCGCCGATGGGGAGGAGTTCGAGGTCGGGGTGCATCTTGCCGTGGACGGTCCCCGCGACCGCCAAGCCACTTTGCTGCCATGTGAACGTCTGCCGGTTCGCGCCGAACGCACCCAACGACACGCGGACGCGGTCGCCGACGGTGTAGGTCACGCCGATCCGTTCGACGCCGTCCGAGCGGGCGCCGATGACCATGCTCGCGCCAGCGTCGGAGTCGATCGAGGACAGACGGCGGGGGGTGTATTCGGTCCAGGTGGCGCCGAGGTCGATCGAGTACCAGAATTCGAGGCGGTTGTCGGCGGGCCGGTGGATGAGTTGCCAGCGGACGCCGTTGCCGCAGCGGTCGTAGTGCTTCTGGTGGTTGAACCGGGTGGGTGATGTGGTCCCGGTCGTGGTCGTGATCGTCGTCGCCATATGTCAGACCGTCCTGCGGATCCAGATGTACTCGGCGGTCCACGGCGGCAGAAACGTCGAGTTGCTGATCGTATGGGTGTGATCGCCCGTCCGGTTCGCGCCGTCCACCATCGTCCCCTGATAGCCCGATGGCCCGCCCGTGTTCCCACCATGGTTGTGCGTCGTCGACCCACCCACCGTCCCGGACACGAACGTCGTGCCATTCGGCGACACCACGAACCGGCCGCGCAGCGCAGTGACCTCTTCCCACCCGGCGGGGATCGGCTGGTTCGCCGGCCACAGACAAATCCCCGACACCCCATTGACGAACGGCACCGCCCCGGGTGTCCCCGTCGCTGGGTCGTCGACATCCGCCAGCCTGCCGACGAGCGCGTAGCCGGCGCCGTCGTGGACCAGCTGCACCTGATCGCCGACCGCCAACACCACACTCGGGTCGCGGCGGGCGACCGGCACGTCGCCGGACCGCAGTTCCACGGTCAACGGGGCCAACGCCGAGACCTTCCCGACGATGTCCTTCTGTTTGCTCCACTCCCGCAGCTTGCGGTCGAAGACCGCCTCGACATCCGCGACGCTGAGCTGCCGCGTCGGCTCCGGCAACAATCCCCCAGTCATGTGCGGACGCCGCCGGCGATCGTCAACGCGGTGTGCGCGGTCCGCCGCGCGAACACGTCGTGCCGCCACGTCTGATGCTCCGCCGCCGACGCGACCCGCAGATCCGGGTTCACCAGCTGCAGGATGTCTCGGTGCCCGTGATACGGGTTCAACGTCGACGTGAACGTCACGGTCTTCCCGGCGTGCATGTGCGACGCGACGATCCGCAGCCCCTGCTCCATCAGGTCCATGTGCGACACGGCCTCCAACGCTTCGATGTGCGGGACGGTCAGGCCGCCCTGCGCGTCCACTGAGTAGTCGCCCGTCGCCTCGTTCGTGTACTCGAACGGTTCGCCCTCGTCGCCCATCGGCTCCTCACCTGACCGTTCCGGGTCCATGTGCCGGAAACGCCAGAAGTTCGGGGTCTCTGTGTCCTCTTCCAACGCGTATTCATCATCCAGCACCGTCGTGGTCGGCGCGGTCACGTCGTACCGCCAATCCACTCTGCGCTGGTCGGCGGGGGGGATCGGCGCGGACACCGGCCGTCCGAGGCTGTCGATGTGCAACGGGATGTACGACACTTTGCCGAGCAGGTCGTTGACGATGTCGAGCCAGGTGACGCGGCCCTCGTCGACCGGCCACGAGCGGATGTCGGGTAGGGTATCGCCGCTGCGGGACGCGTCGATCCGCACGTCGACGAACCCTGCCGCTGCGAGGATCGACCGGACCGTCCCGAGGATCGAGTCGCCGCGCAACGCGGAGAACGGGCGGGGGATCTGCTGGTCCAACAGGAACAGCAGGTCGTAGCCTTTCACCGCGAATGTCGGCGGGGTTTTGAACGCGGTCGGCCGCGGCCGCGTCAACCGGAACACGCCTAACGGGACGTCGTCGGTCCACCCGCCGCCGGACATGAACACCCACGGTTGAATCCGGTGCCGCCCCCAATCCAACTCGGCTTTCAGGGTGATGTCGATCATGCGGTGGACCGTGCGGGACACGTCGTGCTCAACAATGCAGGCGGTGACGTAGTCGACGATGTCGCCCTGCTGGCGGCCCATCTGGTCCAAGACGAGGACGCGGTGGAGGTCGTAGTCGATCCCCCCGGAGTGGGCGGACTCGACCAGCGCCGCGCGTTCCGCCGATGTGATCGGCGTCGTCGATATAGGTGGCGGCGCGAGGGTGCCGACGACGCCGTTGAACGACCCGGTCAACGGCGGGAGGTCCGCGACGGTCTGCGACGCGCCGGCGAACGCGCCGGTCAGCGCGGGCAGCACGCCGAGGAGCACGCCGGTGACGTCGGTGAGGATGTCGACCGGCTCGTTCGTGTCGGTCGCGGCGCCGGCGCCGCCCGTCAGGTTCCGCGAGTTGCCTGACACGTCCGACAGGTCGGTGACCGTGGATAGGCGGACCGCGAGTTGCAGGTTGCTGGTGCGCACCGGCGTCGGCGAGTTCGACTCCGCCAACAACTCGCTTGATGAGAGCGCGGCGTTCCAGACGCGCGGGCAGGTCGCGGACCCGTTGAACCACTCGCCCGACCAAGGGACGTCGCCGACCCACAGTTGAGTCAGGTTGTCCTGGTTGCCCGCCGTGACCGTCGCCGACCCTGAGCTCAGCGACCCGGCGCCGTCGGTTTTCCAGTAGAACGTGCGGGTCGTTCCGCTTACGACGACGGCGACGAAGAACCACGTCCCGTTGACGTAGGTTGGGCCGGCGACGGACCCGCCGCCGACGATGTCCATCGCGGCGCAGACGTCACCGTTGACCTGGGTGGTGATCTGGTCGCCGTCCGCAGTCGTTCCCGGGCCGACGTAGAGGACGGCGGAGAAGTCGTTGCGGTCGACCATCCGCTTAACCCACACGCAGTAGGTGTAAGGGATGGTGTTGCCGGTGAGGCCGAGCCCGCCGGTGCGTTTGAGGACATCGGCTTCGGCGTCGAAACGGACCGCCATGTCAGCAGGGCCTCGGCCAGGTCGCCCCAGCTACACCCGCATACGTCGGGTTCGTGACTTCGAAGTCGTCCGCGGCGGGGTCTGCCAGGTTCGGGTTCGCGGTCGCCCCGGAAATCACCGTCGGCGTCCCCCCCACCGAGTGGAACACGTTCCCGGATCCGGACGCGGCGCCGGGCGGATCGCCCGCCTCGTCGATCACGGCGCTGTTGACCACCGAGAACACGTTGTTCGAGATCACGACGTTCGTGATCGTCCCCTGCCCGGACGTGGTGTCCCAGAAGATCGCGGCGCCGCCGCCGGTCATGTTGTAGATCGTGTTGCTGAGAAACTGCAGGTTATCGGTGCCCGTCAGCGGCGCGGTCGCCTGATCCTTGATCCGCATCGCCTGCGGACAGTCAGAGATGACGTTGTGCCGGTACGTGCAGTCGTCGCCCATGAAGTGGTCGACGCCGACGTTGCTGTCGTGGACCCAGTTGTGCTCCCATAGGTTGTTGTTTGAGTCCTCCCGGTTGTACATCGCCCCGTCGACCGACCCGGAGAGCTCGTTGCAGTAGATCCAGCTGTGCGACGCCTTGACCTGACAGGTGGTGCCGGACACGCGGTCGACGCGGTTGCCGTGGACGATGCCGGGGTGGAACAGTTGGATCCCGGCGGAGAACATGTTGCTGGCGGTCGGGCCGGTCAGCACCTGGTTGTTGCGGATGACGACCGATTCTTTCGCGGGGGTCGTCTTGTCCGCGTCCGCCGCGAGGCCGACGGAGACCGCGCAGACGAACTGTTGGCCGCCCCAGTCCTCGACGAGGCAGTCCTCCACGATGATCGGGTTGGCCGCCAGGAGGGCTTCCTGATAGATCCATACGCCTTGTGTGAACGTGGTTTTGCCGAAGTCGAAGATGTGGCAGTCCCGGACGGTCGCGCCGGGGTCGAAGATCTCGACGCCGGTGAAGGTGTTGTTGCAGTCGATCTTGAGACCGTCGATGGTGACGTCGGCGGCGTTGATGTCGATCCCGCCGGCGAACTGCGCCAATCTGGAGTTGACGGCTTGGACGATGATCCCCGATCTCGTGATGTTGGTGCCCTGGAACCAGCCGTCGCCGAGATCGAACACGGTTTCGCCGGTCTGGGTATTGATGACGGACTGCAAGTTGACTGCGGTGCCGGATGTGGCGCCGCCCGCGACGAAGAACCCCGACGGGGCGGACACGACACCCGTGAACGGCACCGGCCTACCCTCCGACGCCCATGGTCACGGTCCCACCGGTGATCTCGACTGGGATCGACGTCGTGACCGACAAGGTGTTCAGCTCCAGGTCGCCGCCGCCGCCCGTCACCGTCACCGTCCCATCGATCACCGTCGCGATCGTGGCGCCGGTGACGATCCGAAACCACCCTGCGGTGCCGTTCGCGAGCCCGGTCGCCGTCAACGCCGGGGTGATGTCCAACGTGGCGGTGCCCGTCACGGCAGCCGTAAACGCCGGGTTCGAACACGTGAACTGCGCGAGCAGCGTCCCCGTCGCGGCGTTGTTCGCGCCCGGCTTGGTGCCGGTGTAGACGCGGATGAGCGCCGGTGGGGTGCCGCCCTCGCAGCGGTCGACGACGGCGTCGCACGCGGCGTTCCGCGACGCGGTCGGAAGCTCCAAAACCATCCCTATGATCCTGTCGTCGGGTCGGAGACGAACATGATCGCCAGTGGGATGTCGACGGTGGCGCCCATCCCCGGCAGCTCTGTCGGCGCCAAGACCGCGAACGTGCCGTAGCCGTAGTAGCGGCGGGGCACGCGGATCAGCAGCGTCTCGCCGGCGGCGGCTTCGAGCCAGTCGAGGTCCATGCGGTCGCAGTCGACGAGCACGAGGTCCATGTCGCGTGTCCGCCGACGGGAGCGGGTGAGGATCGCCCGGCCGGACGCGGCGAACTCGCGGGTCACGTCGACTTCGAGCTGGGGGCGGCCGTCTTTCACCCAGCAGCCGATCCAGTCCTCGAGATCCTCCGCGCGGTGCAGGAACGCCTTCACATACGACACGGACGGCATCAGCGGCGCCCTCCCCCGCGGATGTGATGCCGCGTCCAACGCGAGTCGTCGAACTGGACCTGCCGGACCACACCCCTGATGCCGGCTGGCATGTCATCAGACTGGATGTAGATCGTGGCGCCTTCCAGCGACACGCCGCCCGGTTCGCGCAGCTCGAGGCGACCGTACTTGTGGGGCCACACGATCACGTCCTCCGGCCGGCCGCCTTCGCCCACCGTGAGGCTCATCGGACTCCGCACGGTGCCCATGAACCCGTCCGCCGCCGCGCGCTTCTCGACCGCCTTCGGGTCGAACACGCTGGCCCGCGCGCGGTTGACCAACCCGACGCCGAGCGTCTCGAATGGGGGGTCAAGGTGACTGCGGATCAGGTTGCTGACACCGCCGAGGATCCGGTCGACGACCTTGCCGAGCAGATCCTTGATCGTGTCGATCAGGCTGAACGCGGCCGAGGCGTGCCACTTGCGGTTGAACCGCGGGTGCCGCGCGCCCGACGCGTCGCCGCCGTACCCGACGTTGCCCGACGTGCCCCCCGCTTCGACGTCGACGCCGTCCAAGGTGCCGGCCATGTGCCCCGGGTTCCCGACGTACGACCCGATGTTGAACGCGCCGCGGTCGGGCACGAGCCCGGCGACGATCCCGTTGCCCGACGAGATCGAGGATGTGGTGAACCGCCGCGAATACGGGGCCTTGCCTTCGAGGACGTTGAGGATCGCGGACATGAACCCGGAACAGTCATAGCCGCCGGGGCCGACGCCGCCCCAGATGTACGGCTTGCCCGACTGCGCCTGCGCGAACCGCTTCGCGGCGACCAGCCCGCCCGCCGCGTACCGGCGGACCCCCGGCGGGTCACCGCCCGTCGGAGGGACCAGCCCGTACTTGTTCAACGCCTCGAATGTCCGCATGCCGATCTTGTCGACGATGTCTTTGCGGATGACGAACTCGCCGGCCTCGGCGAGGATCGGCACTTGATGGTCGCCCGCCCACGCCGGCACGGGGCCGCCTTTGGCGAACGTTCCGGGGCTCGTGCGGCCGGTGGAGGAACCGCTGTTGACGAGGTTGACGCCGCCGACCGTGAGACTGCCGAACCCCAGGGCGCGCATCAGGCTGTTCCACGCCTTGATGATCCCGCCGTTGATCACCCGCGAGATGATCCAGTTGATCGGCGCCGCCACCTTCGACTTGAGGCTGTTGAACGCGTTGCCGAGCGCGGCGACCACCCCGCGGGCGCCATCCTTGAGGCTCTCCCACGCGTTGCGGGCCGTCGTGCGGACGCCATCCCAGAAGTTCCGCCACTTCTCCCGCTGGTTCTGCCACCAGTTCGACAGCACATCCCCGATCGATTTCACGGCGCCGCGGACGATCCCGAACATCGCGTCCCACACGCCGTCGAGGATCTTCTTGATCCCTTCCCACACGCCGCGCCAGTCGCCGCGGATCGCGGCGGTGACGGTCTTGATGATCCCCTGGATGACGTTGAGGACCCCGCGGATGACCTCCTTGATCGCCTGCCACACATGGCCCGCGATCTTGAGGATGGTCGCGCCCCAACGGTCCCAGAACTCCCGCGCGGACTCCGTGAAGTTCTTGATGATCACGCGGATCAGGTCGAGCGCGGACTTCACGATGCCGCGGATCTGGTTGAACGTCTCGGAGAAGAACCGCCGGTTGCTGCCCAGCGCCTGCTGCACCCCGCCGCCGGACCCGAACCACTCCTGCACCCGCTCGACGAACCGGCTGACGGTGTCAGCCACGTCCCGGATGATCGGCGCGATCGCCGCGAACGCCTTCCGGCCGACATCGATCGCGGTTTTGATGTACGGGCCGAACCGGTCACCCAGCCGCTGCGCCCCGGCCGCCGCATCCTTGAGCGCGGGGATGACGTGGTTGCCGATCACGTCGGTGGCCACGCCCGACAGCGTCCGCTTGAACGACTCGATGTTCGTTTTGGCGTTGTCCGCGAGCGTCTTTCCCATCCGCTTCGACGCGCCACCAACATCGTCCAACGCGTTCTTGGTCGGGTTCAGCGCGAGAATCGCCTTGATCCCCAAGTCCTCGAACTGGGTGCCGAACAGCGCGACGCCGGCAGCCTCCTGCTTCACCGGGTCCTTGATCTTCCCCAGCTCAGTGAGGACCGTGGAGAACGCCTTCCGCGCCGACGGACCTCCGCTGGCGATCGCGCCGGCCATGTCCTTGGCGTTCAACTCAAGCGCCTTGAACCCGTCCTTCGTGGACTCCGACCCGTCGATCGCGCGGATCGAGAACTCTTTGATCGCGTCCGCGGCGAGGTCGCCATTGCGGGCACCCGCCCGCAGGCTCGCGGAGATCGCCCCGAGCGCCTGCGGACCGGTCAAGCCCAGTTCCTTGAACGACGGCGCGTACTCCTCGATCGTGTCGAGCAGATCACCGGCGGCATTACCGCCCCGCTGCTGCGCGCGGGTGATCAGATCGAACGCCGCTGTCGCGTTCGGCGCCAGGTTGTTGCGCATCAACTGCCCGGCGGCGCGGGTCGTACGACCGACGTCCTCATCGAGGATCGTCGCAAGGTCCAACGCCTTCGCGCCCATGCTTTCAAGCTGCCCCCGGGTGAATTTCCCGAGGTTGCCGATGTTGTCCTGGATGCCCTTGAGCGCGTCGTTGACCTGCCCGATCGAGTCGCCGTAGGCACCCGCGTAGAGGTTCCCAGCTGCCCGCCCGGCCTTCTCGGCGACCTTGCCGGTCAACCCGAGTTGCGCGGCGAGCTTGTCGTTCGCCTCTTCGGTGTCGAGGCCTTTGCCGATCTCGCCGGCGATGACCGCGCCGACGCCCAAGGCGGCGAACCCTCCGATGACTTTCCCGCCGAGCTTCCCCCCAATCGACGCGAACCCCGGCCCGATCCGCGTCCCTACCCGCGCGGAGACGCCATCCAAGGCGTCGGAGATGCCGTCGCCGATCTTCTCACCGATGTCTTTCCCGGTCTTCGTGAACCCGCCGGTGTCACGCGCGACGCCCTGCTGCAGCTTGCGGGTGAACCCGCCGGCGTCGGCGTTTGAGAACATCCCGGCGGCGACCTTGCCGCCCAACTCCCGGCCCAGAGATGTGAAGGCGCGGGTCTGCCCGCCGATCTGCCGCGCCAGATTCCGCGCGAAATCAGACGCACCCGGCTCGACCGGGAGAACGACGGCGCCGGCGTCAATCGCCATCAGCGTCGTCCTCCCAGTCGGGTTTCAACTCGCGGCCGAACATCGCGGACATCTCCTCGACCGTCATATGCCGCCGTCGCGGCGCATGAACCGGCCGGTGCGGCCTGGGGACACGCTCCGGCGGCTTGCCCGGGACGCCCTTGAAATGCGCCCGGGCGTGCTGCCACCGATGCACATTCGCGACATCCACCAGCGTCGCGAGCAGCTCGTGCTCGATCGTCCACCCCACCGCGTCGCCGCCGAGCGCCCGCCCCACCGCAGAGTCGGGCGGCAAATGGCTGAGCAGCACAAGCAGCCGCCGGTGCGTCAACCGGCCGCGGTACAGGTCGGCGAGCTCTACCCGGTAGTAGCGGGCGAGGTCCGCCTCGACTGCTGCGGTGTGCTCCTCGACGACCGCGAGGAGCGCTCGGAGTTTCCCACATCAATGCCCTCTGCGGCCGTGAGCTGCTCGAACAGCGTCTCGTAGTCCTCGAGGTCGGGGCCAAGCGCGCGGAATTGCTCGTACTGCTCGTCGCCCATGACCCGGCGGAACGCGGACGCGACCCGACCGTCGATCGCCAGCTCCAGGTGTTCGGGGTCCCACCGCTTCGTCCGAGGGATCTGGAATTCCTTCGGTGGGTCGCCGAACACGACGGTGTGCGGCTGATTGGACGCCTCGTCCCGCAACGCGCGGGCGGCGTTGAGATCGATAGCCATCAGGCGAACGCTGCGTGGTCGCTGTACAGCAGATACGGCGACACCCCGGACGTCCCCAAGATGCCCAGCGTCAGCGGCAGGTCGGATTCCGAGGCGCGAGCGAGCTGCGACTCCGCGCCTGACGTGGCCATCACGCGGGGGATCGCGAGGCGGAACGTCTTCGTCGCGTAACGCCACTCCAACACTGCGGCGCGTTCGTCGATCACATCCGGGCTTGGCGGCGTGTACGTGTAGAACACGGGGGGGCCGGCGTTGGTGGTGACGGCGCCGCCGCCGAACGCGAGGGGGACGGTGTTCTTGTCCCACTGCTTCAACACGAGTTCGATTTCGGCGTTGCTCTCGGTCACGCGATACTTGACCGCGTAGAAGCTCTGCCAGACGTTGACGGGTTCCTTGGTTTTCTCGTCGCGGAACGTGGCGCCGTCCTCGGAGATGAACCCGGTGTTGATGAACGCGGCGTTCAGCGCGGTGGAGATGTTGGTCGGCAGCGGGGTGCCGGTGGGGGCGACGAACAGGTTGCCGTCGCCGGCGATCATGACGTTGTCTGCGTTTTGCGGCATCCTGCCGCCCCTTCCGTGTTAGGCGACCTGCTGACATGCTGCTGACATGCCAGCACGCAGTTTCACACAGAGCGGCTAGATTTCCCGTCAGCCAGCGGTACGGTTGCCAACCGCTCGGTGAGTCAAGGGTTGGTACGACCTGGCCGGTAGCAGTGCGACGAAAGTCGACGGGTTATGCCCCACCGGTCGAGCGCGCAGGGCTCACCGAGCGGCGTCCTATGCGGCGGCGGGGTAGGCGATGACCCTCACTTGGAACATCGCCCTGGCACGCGCAAGCTCGTCGTCGGGTAGCGGCTGGATTCCGATGTCGGGCAGTACCGCAGACACGTGCCCGTTGGTGTGGACGTAGCCGGGCAGTCCGGTGCGGAGCGCGTTGTGGATGGTCGCGGCGACCTTCCGCGCGTGCGCCGCGTCCTGCGGGTACCGGCCCCACACGTCCACCTGCAGGCCGCAGTCCAACGTGTGGTCGGAAGCGGTGTTCGTCACGGACGACTCGGCGATCGGGGTGAGCACGACCAGGGGGACGTCGCGGTCAGGGTTCGCCGGCAACGTCCGCCCGTAGATCCGGGAGCCGACCAGCGCCGCCACCGCGCCGTCAGCCAAGAGGAAGGCGCGGGCGACCGGCAACACATCCGGCAACATTTGGAACCCCTACGCCGCCACCCTGAGCACCGCGAACGTGATGTTGGTCACGATATCCCACGTGATCGTCGTCAGGCCGGTCGTCGGGTCGTTGAAATAGCCGGGCTCGGCGAACGGTCCGATGATCTTATCGGTGGCGTTGGTGACCGTCCGGGCCAGGTTCGGGATCGCCTCACCCAGGATCGTCCCAGGCGTGACGAGCGTCACGACAATCGGCGCGGTATGCGCGTTGCGGACCAGCAGAACATGCCTCGGGTCAGCCTGGAACGTGTCGCCGGGACCAGAGGTCGCCGCGAAATACGTGATCTGAGTGCCCGCCAATGTCGCGGACTGCGCCTCACGGAACGCCATCAGCCACCACCCTTACCCTTGGCGCCGGCCTTCGCGGATTCCGGTTCAGGCGCGGGACGGGCGACGCCGCCCTTGATCAGCGTCTGCGCGCGGTCCGGGTGCACCTCCACGACGTCGCCTGCCATGCCCTCCTCAGCGTGGTCGGCGGTCAACTCCACCTTCACGTTGTCACCCATCGGGCTATCTCCTGTCCTGGTAGTTGCCTTCGGCCTTCGCCGCCGTGCGGAGCGGAGCAGGCGGCGGCCGCCAACCCGAACCGCCGAGCTCTTGGAAGATATACGGCCAGGCGTCGCCCTCCCCCGCAACACACGCCACCCGCGGTGGGTCCTGGGAGCGGTCAACGTCCACCCGATGCGACTCCCGCGTCTCGCCGGCCTCGGTCCTGGCGGCCGCCCGGGCAGAGATCCGGTTGGCGACCTTGACGCGCGCCTGGGTGACGTCGTCGTGGCGAGCGACCCGCTTGTTCAGATCGGCGCTGAGCTTCACCTTCACCGCCACTCAGATCACCAGCCTGAGCCGTGCCTCGGCGTGGTGCGCCTGCCCGCCCGGACGGCGAAGTATGTCGGGGGCGCCGACGACTTCGAACAACCTGCCCAACTCGTCACGCACCTGATCCCGATACCCCAACACGGCAGCCGGGTCGGGGTCGACGAGCAGCCAGTCCGACACCGCCACATCACGCCCCTCGGTGACCTCCACCGCGGACGTCTGCTCCAACCACACCCGCCGCGACGACCCATCCGCCCAAGCGGGCGCGGGGTTCCCCCAATCATCCACCGCCCCGTCCCCATGGGTGCGATACACGACGGTGGAGTTCGTCGGCGTGCTCATGCAAGCACCCCTACGATCGTGGCGCGTTCCTGCTCCGTCAACGCGCCGCCTTCGCCGCCGGTTGTGGCGTGCTGCTCGGAGTACGAACCGATCTGCATCCGCACCAGCCCCGCAGGGTTCGACCACGCCCGCGCCGCCACCGCCAACGTCACCGACTTCAACGCGTCAGCCACATTGGCCGGCAACGACGCGTAGCCGTGTGTGTAGGTCACCGCCACCGACGCCAGCTTGGTTGGCCACACCCCGGATATCCGGCTGAGCAGCCCGACGCGGGACCACTCATACTCCGTCGCTGGCAGCGTCGCGCCCTCGACGGCGACGCTCGCGACGGCCGTCACCGGCCATGACGGCAACACCAGCTTGGTTGTCCCGTTGGCGTCGAGCGTGACCGTCTCGGATGCCCCGTCGATCGTCGCGTCAAGCGATTTCGCGGCGGCGCGGACGGCCGCGGATGCCATGTCGAGCACGAGTTCAGCGCGGATCAGCGTCGGGCCCGATGAGACGTCGACGTCGAGCACAAGGCCGAAGTCGTTGGGCTCCGCGTACCGCACTGAATGTCACCTCCCGGATGGGTCGCCGTCAGGATGCCACGGCGACCGGCCGCCAACGTGGATAACACCCCAACCGTAGGCGTGGATGGGTGAGCGGATCTCGGAGGTCTCCCAGCGGCCGGCGAGCTCCGGCCAGACCTTGAAGACTTCGGCGCGGTGGTCGGTGGTGACGGCGATGTCGTGCAGCAGGATCAGCCCGCCGGGCCGGACGAAAGGCGCGTACATCGCGAGGTCTCTGGTGACCCCGTCGACCGTGTGGTCGCCGTCCAGGATCAGCGCGTCGACCGAGCGGCCCTCGAGCTGTCGGGTGAGCCACTCGAGGCTGGCGAGGTCGTGTGAGTCGCCGAACCGGACGGTCGCGCCGTGGTCGGCGAGCGCCATGTTCGACCCGCCGGTGTCATGCGAATTGTCGCTCAGGGTGATGCCGTAGACAGCGTCGCAGATTTGGCGCCACGCGTAGAGGGTGCCGCCGGCGTCGCAGCCGATCTCCACAATCACCCGCGGGTCCAACGCGGCGACGACCTCAAGAGCTTCGCCGAGTTCATCCGGCGCTTGGGACGCGGCGTAGCGGGAGCACGCGACCGCCGCGACCTCGGCCAAGTCCACCCGCACGGTCATTTGGGTCGGCAGATGAGGTAGTCGGCGTCGGCGGGTTCGTCGGCGATCCCGTCGGGCCGCCAATGCGACGGATACGTGTAGGCGACCTCGAAGCCGTAGCCGAGGTCGGTGAGGAGTTCTTCGAGGTCTTCGCGCTTGTAGTAGCCGCAGTAATCGTGGCACTCGATGAACAGCACCGGCCGGTGCTTCTCGAGCAGCCCGGACATCCCGCGGAGAGCGTGAAGATCCGCGCCTTCGACGTCGAGCTTCACCAGGTCGAGACGGTCTCGTAGGTCGTCGACGATGGCTTCGTCGAGGCGGAGGCCGACAGCAACGCCATCATCGTCGGGCATGGTGCGGGTGGATCCGCCTTCGGTCTGTTTGTTGGGGTCTTCCAGCCGCATGGATGTGTTGCTGTCCCAGGCCGCGATTTCCCACACCCTGACATTGGTGATGTCGTTGATCGCGAGGTTCCGCCGCAAGGTGGACGCCGTCTCAGGGTTGGCCTCGACCGCGATGACCTTGGACGCCTTTGATGCGAGACGGAGGGTCCAGTGACCGACGTGCGCGCCGACGTCGAGCAGCACACCGCCCTTAGGCAACAACCCTTCGACGATCGGTTTCAGCTCCGGTTCGTGGTCAGCCCAACCAACCGCATCGCCATAGGCGGGACCGCGGTCGAGCCACAGCAGCCCGTCGGACTCACGCACCGTCGGCTTGAACGACTCGGGTGCCTCGCTCCGGCGGAGCTCCAACGCAGCTTCCAGCCGTTCGAGCGCGGGCTTCCAGAACTCGTTGAGAACGAGATCGGCGTCATAGTCCTGCGCGAACGCCCACGCCCTCGCGCGCATCCCCTCATCCCGCGCCGATTCGTAGGCTTGTTCGTAGGCTTCGGCGATCGACGCGATGAACGGCCGCCTGGCCCACGCGTGCTGCGACTCGTGCCACAACACCTCACCCGGCACCTTCCAGCCAGCGCCGCACAGCTCGGGCATCGCCGTCGTGTCCGTCACCACCACCGGCGTCCCGCACGCCTGCGCCTCCACGATCGGAATGCCGAACCCCTCACCCCACGACGTGTTCGTCAGCACATCGGCGGATTGGTAGACGTCCGCGACCGTCAACGGCGGCAACCCCACCTTGTACGCGTACTGGTCGGTGAAGTGATAGGAGCCGTCGGGGAAGTCGGAGAGCAGATGGCGGATGTCGACCCCGTGCGGCGAAGTGACGTCGGTGTGGAGCACGAGGACGGCGTCGGAGTGTTTCTTGCGGAGCTCGCCGAACGCGGTGATCTGCTCGTAGAACGCCTTGCGGGCGCCGTCCTTGCCGACGTTCGCGGACACCATCGCGATCACGAACGCGTCTTCGGGGAGGCCAGCGCGGGCGCGGGCTTCGGCCTGGTCGCCCGGCCGAAAGATGTTCGTGTCGATCCCGTGGGGGACGTACAGCGGGTCCATCCCCGCGTCTTGCAACAGCTTCTCGCCGAAGCGGGACATCGCGATCGGCGCTGCACCAGTCCGTTCGAACCAACCCGCCACCGACGGCGGGAGTTCCTCATGGTCGACGGGCACCCACGACGCGACGTTCATCTCGCGGAGCAGCGGCTGCTCGAACGTCCACACGTCACCGAGCGTGATGATCACGCCTTTGTCGGCGACGTCGCGGAACGAATGGCCCGGGCCGCCGCCGAAATGGTCGATCGCGTGGGGGACGATCACGTCGCTGCCGTACGACTTGGCGTAGGCGGGGTAGCAGGTGATCCCCTGCCAGGACATCTTGAACCCCTGGATCCCGTAGTACGCGGAGATCGCGAGATCATGCCCCAGCGATTTGATGCGGGGGGTGAACGTGGCGGTCTGCTGCCCGTATCCGGACCCGACCGCTGGGTGCACGGAATGCCAGAGGATCCGCATCTGGTCAGTCTCGGAGTCGGGCGATCAGCTCGTCCTTGGGGCCGTAGACCGGCAGGCCGCGGTCACGTGCCAAGTCGCGGAGTTCGGGGACAGTCTTGTCTTCGTAGCCGTCCCCGGCCTCCACCGACTCCGCGGTGTCTGTAGTTTCGGCTGTCTCAGCGGGCTCAGACTCTTCCTCGTCGACGTCTTCGTCGTCGCCTGCGATGTCAACGAGGCCCGTGGCGGCGAGGTCGCGGAACATCGCGACCATGCCCTTGTCGTCGTCGTCGACGTCGGTGACCGCACCCGCGCCGGCCGAGTAGACACGGCCGTCGGCGGTGCGGGCGTTGACCTGATCGTTCGTCGTGATTCGCATGCTGTCCTCCGGTTTCCCCTACGGAGTCCGACCGCGAGCGCGGGCTAAGGGGGAAACGCCCGCACCCGCAGCCGAACGGTTACAGCAGGTACTTCGCGAACGCTGCGGGGCGCATCACGTCGCCGCCGACACGCAACCGGAACAGGAATGCCACCAGGCCGAGTTCGGCGTACCGCTCGTCGAGCCGTTGGACGGTGATCCGCTGCCGGTCCGCGACCATGTATCCCAAGGAGGGGTCGCCGAAGATCACCGACGGGTCGACCGCAGCAGCCGACGCGCCCATGCTGGGGAGCCCCTCGAGGGTGTAGAAGCGTTTGCCGAACAGCTGGTCGGGTTCGCCTGCGCGGACCGACGGCTGCCACAGGTAGTTGCTGTTCGCGTCCTTGAGCAGCGCGATCCCCTCGGACGCATCATTGCTCGCGAAATAGGCGCCGTTGGGGCGGAACCGCGACGGCACCCGATACTGCAATGCCTTGAGGTTGTCACCCGTCGGCACCGCGTTCGCCGAGGCGGTGACGGCCTGGGTGATCTGGTTCGCCGCGCTGGTTGCGCGCGCGGCGAGACCCCACGGCTTGGACACGCCGTTGCCGGCGGCGAACGCGTCGTCTTCCATCATCGCGGCCTGCTGCCCGACGATGTCCTGGATCAACGCGACGAGGTTCGCGTCGGTGTCCATCAGCTCGTCGACGCCGATCTGCGACATCGCGGTCAGGTCGTGCACCTGGATCACGTCGACCGGAGTGTTCGGCACCACGTTCGCGTCGACGGTCGTGGCGGTCAGCTCGAGCTGCCCCCACCCGGCGGTCGCGCCGGTCAACGACCGCAGATCCACCTTGTTCGACGTGGTCGGACGGATCGTCGGACCGGACGACCGGAAAATCCCGAGGTGCGGCAGCGTCTTGAAGATCGGTCCGGCGATGTCGTGCGGGACCAGCACTTCACCGGTGGCGTTCTCAACGATGGCGGCCTTCTCGACCGTGTCCAGCGAACTGGCCCACTGGTCAAGCGACCCACGTGGGGTCCGCAACGCCTTGGCGAACAGCTCGATCTCCCGGCGCTTGCGGCTCTCCGCGAACTGCACGCCGTCGCCGTCGACCTTCGACACCATGGAAGCCTCAGCCGACAACGCGGCCGGCACTTGATCCGGCTGCATCGCCCACGATTCGAGCTCGGACTGCTGCTTCTCCATCGCGGCGAGGTCACGCAACCGCGTCGCCTCGCCCATCAGCGACTTCATCTTCGTCGCGTCCTCGGTGGGGATCGCCGCTGGATCCTTATGGCGGTCCCGGATGGTCCGCGCGAGGTGGATGCACTGGAGGCTTTTCTCCATCAGCTGCTTGTGACGGTCTTCGTTCACGCCAATTCCTTCTCAATCGATGCGGCCAGTGCATCCAGGTCGCTGTTCTGTTGCGCGAGCTCGACACTCGCGACCACTCGTTCGGCGAAGTCGATCGGTTCGGTCTCGCCGATCACGGACAACGCGTACTTCGCGGCATCATAGTGATCTTGTGAAGAATCCGGGTCATCCTCGGACACCCCTACTGCGTCCTGCCAGTGTTCCGGTGTGACGTCTTTGTCCGCGTCGACGTCATAACCGGCAAGCAGCTCGTCGACTGCGGCCTTCATCGCCGGGCGATGCGCGATCGCCAACGCCGACTTCATCGCGATGGTGAACCCGTCGAAGTCCAAAGACGCGACCGGCATCCCCGCCGTTTGCAACAGCGACTCAGGTGGGTCTTCGTTCAGGTCGGCGCGGTAGATCCGCACCAGCGTCTTGGCCACAGCGATCTTCTGGCCGTCGGGGACATCGACGTTGTCGAGCGCAGCCGCGGCGGCGTGCACACCAGAGCGGCTGATCGTCCCACCGGGGTCTTTGACCGGCAGCACATACCGGGACTTCGAAACCACGTCGCCGGCGTCGGTGTCGATCAGGCACGCACGGCGCCATTCGTCGGGACTGTAATCGGCGGCCTTGGCGACACCGACCGACAACCCGTTCACGGGGAACGGCGTCAACCCCACCGCCATCAGGTTGACGTCCTTGAGGACCCGCACCGGGCGACCTTCGACCATCCTCATCGTGCTCCGGACGATGTTGCCGAAGATCGACAGCCCGTTGAGATGCCCTTCCACCGCCTTCGTTCGGAGATCCTGCGACCGCCTGTCAGTCGCGAAACGGAACTTGGTCCACATCCCGCTGGCGTCTTCCCGCACGAGATCTGCGGATCCGATCACGTCATCGGGCTTCGTCGAATGCTCAGCGGTCAACGGCAGCCGACGACCCGAGTTGGTCAGCGCCTTGATTGTTCTGGTCACCGCGCCGCGTTCAACGATCTCGTCTTGGAGGTCGACGACGTCGTACACCGACGCGTAGCCCTCGATGAATCCCGGGCCGTCGGATGCAGACTTGACGACCGTGAACGGGAAACTGCCGATCTTGTTCACCGTGCCATCTCCTCGAGCGCGTCTCGCTCCCGGTCCGACAATGCGACGCCGAACTCTGCCGCCAGCAGCGTATATGAGGCGGCGACCGTCTCAGGGGTGGTCTCACCAGCAGGCGACGGCACGACCCCTGCGGGGGTGAGGAACACGTCGCCGGCCGGGACCGGCGTCAGCCCGACGGTGCGACGGAAGTCGTTGATCGTGATTCCGCCGCGGGCGAGCGCGTTGGTGGCGCGTTCCCACCGTTCCGACTCCGCCTCCTGCAACGCGCGGACACCCGAGTTGTCCCATCCCAGCCGCATCCGCGCACGGCCGACGCCGGAGAACTCGTTCATCAATGGCAGGAATGCGCTGTGGAACCTACGTTGCAGCGACGCGAGCGCTTCGTCCCAGAAGCTCTGGCGGGCCTCCCGATAGTTCGCATACGTGGATCGGTCAAGGCCGACCTTGGCGCCGATCAGGATCGGAGGCACCCCGAAATCCATGCAGATCCGAGACTCGGCGTACGCCCGCAAATCAGGAAACTCCAGATCGCGGAGATTCAGCCCGAGCGGCTTGACGTCCATGCCCTTCTGCAAAAACGCCGGACCCCCGCGGCCGCCGCCGAACCGCTGCGTCCACTTCTCCCGCAACCGGTCGGCGATCGTCTCGGTGATCGTCTCAGTCGTCGTCACCACCGACGTCGGGGTCGCGTCGTTCCGCAACAACCGGTCGACGAAATCCGTCGCCGCGTTGTCCAACGTCGTAGCCCGCGCCGCAGCCCGCAGCGGCGGCTGACCGAAATAGCGGTCCATCGGATTCGGATACCTGACCACTATCATGTCCGACCGCGGCACCAGCACGTACTGCTCCGGCTTGTTCGGGTCCGGGCGGTAGACCCACATGAACACCCGGGGATCCCTCGCAGATGGCAACACCCCGACCAGATCCGGGCGCAACGGCCACAACTGCGCGGGCAACCGGTCGCGGCCGCGGTCGACCAGCAGATACGTGATCCCCGCCAGATCCAGATATGTCACCGACAGTTCGAACAGCTCGAACTCGCCCATCAGCGGGTTCGGCTGCTCGATCACCCGCCGCATGCGGTGGCCATCGGCGGGCTCGTTCGACGCCTGCGGATACACCCGCAAGACCGACTGCGGCAACGACTGCGCCTTCTCCGAAATGCACGCGTAGACCAGCTCATTGCGTGAGTAGCCAAGGCGGGCGAACTTCTCGAACGACCCGTCAGGCTCCACGATCCCCGACAGATTCGGGCGGACACCAGGCGCCGCCGGGAGGTTGATGAACCCCTGCGTCCCGTCCGGGATCGACGTGATCTGCTTCGCGACACGGGACCCGTCCAGCCAGCCCACGGCTTATGCACCTTCACCGAACAGCAGAGAGAAGCCGATCAGTAGGCCGCCGAGGGCGAGCAACCCGACGCCGGTCCCGACTGCCATCGTCGCGCCGGCCGGGACAGCGACCAACCCGACGCCCATCGACGTCGCAGACAATGACCGGCGGGGCACCGCCGCGAGCCGCCTGCCCAGCGCCTGCGCCTGATCGCGACGATCGGCCAACCACTGGAGCGATCGGTCGTCCAGCAGCAAGACCAGGGCGCCAGCTGAAACCAACGCCCAGCCAGGGCCGACGAGTACGAGAATCCCGGCGGTGACGAGGGCGGCAGCGATCAGGCGTTGCATGCCGCCGAAGATATCAGCCGAACCTAAAATATCGCAGCCTCCGGGGCTTCCTCGAGCGCGCCAGCCGCGACCGCGTCCCCCCGACACTCCCACGACCCCACCCCCGCCATCGCACCATCCATCTTGTTCGGCGAATCCGCCCGATCCTTGCTGATCGTCCACATCAACCGGCGCTTATCATCCCGCACCGTCAACATCTGCTTCACCGCATTGCCCATATGCCGCGTGAACACGGCGTCCCCGTCGTGCGTGACGGTGCCGGCGATCTGCGCGTCCGTGTAGTTCCGGACCGCCCACGCGATCGGCTGCGGCCGGTTCGTCCGCCACGCCACCACACGATCGGCGCCCCACCGGTTCTGCCACCGCTCCAACAAATGCTCGATCCGCTGCGGATCGACGTACACCCGCCACACCCGGAACCGCTCGAACACGTCCACCAACGCCCCATCCACCGCCTCGTCGGGGTGCTCGTAGTCGTCCGGCGCGTTCGCGGGGACTTCCCAGATCCCCAACGGCCATTGAAACCCCCGGTTCTCATCGACCACATGGGTGGCGATCATCGCCAACGCGTCGTCGAACCGCGCGCCATCCACAAACACAACGACTAGCGCGCCGTCCGGGACCACGTGGTCGGGGTCGGCGAGTTTCTTCCACCGGTCGACGTTGAACGCGTGGCCCTGGCCGGCTACCACCCGGTTGCCGTACCACCGCTCGGCTTCGCCCGGATCCCGCTCCAACGACTCGACCGCATCCGCCTCAATCGAGTCCAAATCGACATGCTCGCAACCCGCGTAAACGCGCCGGTGGATCTTCCGGCGCTCCGCCTTGTTCTTGTACGACAACCCGCGGGGCGCCTGCGGATGCAGCCGGAAGATGTCTTTCACCTTCGACTCCGCCGTCTGTTGCGCCACGCTGTCTTCGTTCGGGTCCCACGCGTTCGTGGTCTCCTCAGCCCGCCCGCCCATGCCCGCCAACCCCCGCCGCTGCGTGCGCGCGACCTTAACCATCCCCGACTTGGCCGTCCAGATACCCGTTTCGTCCTGCGGCACGAACGTCACCCGCTGCCCCAACCGCGACTGCGCCGAGCTCGTGACCACATCGATCCGGCCGCGGCCCGGAAGTCGGATGAACTCCTCACCCGTCTTCGGGATCAACTCGTGCAACGGCCCCTGATCGATCATCGGCCGCAACGCGTCATAGACGTTGTCGGTCTGCTCCTCGCTGTAGGCGGTGATCTGAATCAACGGCGGCGTCGACCCAAGCGTCCCCCACTGGCGGCCCATGGCTTCGCCCGCGCGGTACTCGTACCACCAGCCGCACCCGCAGCCGTGATCCCGACAATCCCACACCTCGCCGCCCTGAGCCCACCCCGCGAACAACGCGGGGCCGACCGCCTCGACGCAGACGTGCGCGGCGGTGTACGGGCTTTTGCCCGCCTTCTGCGGCAACACGATCTGGCTGCGACGGTAGTGGAACGCGGGCGCCAACTGCCCCACCTGCGCGCCCGGTTTGACGCGGTAGAAGTTCAGCAGCGCCCACAACTGCCAGTCATACATCACGAACGGCTGATGATCCCCATCCTCATCACGGCGGTCGGGGACGATGCAATGCGCCTGCACCCAATCCGCCGCGACCCACAGCGTCGGGAAATCAACAACAAACTCAGCCTGCAGCGCCATGAGATTGCGGGTACTCCTGCAGCGGAGGGTGATTCAGCGGCTCGCGCACCCACGCCTTGACCTCGCGCCATAGGCAGTACTCCCGGTGTCCGTCCTTCTGTAGCTGCTGTTCCTTGTCGTCGTCGCACATCAGGCAGCCGTCGGCGTTCCGGTACGGGCCGCGAGCAGCAACGTTGATGAGCAAGGCGCGGGCACCAGCCGCGTCCATCCGCGACAAGTCATACGGCTCGCCCGTGACAGGATCAACGCCAGGATCGTTCACGACGCTTCACCGTCCACGACCTTGAACCGCTCACGCGACGACGGACCTACACCACGCGCACGCCGCCTCACCGCACCCTGAGCGTCACCAATCCGCCACTTATTCGCCCGCAACCCCATCGAAGACAACCCCAACACCTCCATCTGCCGCACAATCAACGTCGAAAGCGCCACCGGCGCGCCAGGCTTCTCCGCCTCACGAAACCGCCGCACATACAACGCCACCTCCAACTCCTGACCCCGCAACTCCCACATCACCGCCTGCGGCTTGCACCACAACTGCGCCCACAACTCCCGCTCACGCGCCGTCTGCTTCCCAGCCAACGGCCACACCGGCACCGCACCCTCACGACCAGACGCCGGCAAATCCACCCACTCCGCGCCATCACGATCCCGCCGCAACGCATTCGGATCAGGAGCAGGACCCGACCGAGCATGCCCACCCTTCATGACAGACAGTCACCACCCTACGCTCAGTAGCACACCGTCATAACCACTCAGAGTCACAACTCCACGAGTCTCTGACCCGGCAAACTTCGAGCAGACGCACCCCAGTGGTCCTCTATGGCCTCGGCTGAGGTTCCGACCCCGCCCCCCCTTGTGACTGTGGGTGACTTGGAACGGTGCATGGAACGGTCCAGGTCCCCGAGAGGTAGCAGCCGGTGATATCACACCCTGCGAGCATCGGTGACCTAGGTCAGTCGTGTCGGCGACCGAGTGAGTGACGAGATGTCGGTGACCGATAGTAGTTTCGGTCGACAGCTTCTGGTGCTCCGGTCTGTGACTCTGTGTCATGTTGTCACTGTCCGTAGGGTTTCGGTTGGCCGAAGCCGCCGTCATGCTTGATCGTCTTGCGTGAGTGGCATGGGTGGCAGAGCCATTGGAGGTTCTCGGGTCGGTTGTCTCGGTTGTTGCCGTTGACGTGGTCGAGGTGGTACTGCGGTTCCCATGGTGCACCGCAGTGGTTGCATGGCGTCTTGGCAGTGACGTTGCGGAGTGCTCGGTGCTCTTGGTTGTAGCCACGTTGCCATGCGCTCGGCCGGTAGTCGACGGGGTGGCGTGTGTGGTTGGGACAGCGTCGTTGGGTGGTGAGGGTGGGGCAGCCTGGCTCGGCGCAGACGGTTGGTTGGGGTGAACGTGGCATGAGGTCATTGTCGTGGCTGACTGAGGGTGCGTTCGTATTCGGCGAGCTGTTCGGCGGTGAGCTTGCCGAGGACGTGATGTTCGAGGCGGGTGGTGCGGGCGTCAAGGTCGGCGATGGCTGCTTGCAGTTCAGCGATGGTGGTCATCGCAGTCTTCTCCTTCATCGGCGTATCCATCGTGCGGTCCAGTGTCGGACGGGTTGGCGGGTGACACCACGGTCTTGGCGGTGTGGCCGGCCGTAGCGTTCGGGTCTTGTGTGCCAGTCCCACCAGGCGTAGCCGGTGAGCGCTACCACCAGCAGCAGGACAGCGACAAGGGTGGCGGCGATCATGGTCGGTCGGCTGCTTCGTCGACGAGCCTGCGTGCCCGAGCCCAGATGCAGTTGTCGGTGTGGCCCTTGCCGACGTAGCGAAAGCAGTGGTTGCATGCTCTGCCGTAGACACGGGAGTAGGGCTCTGTTGCGGCGAGGTCTTGGATGAGCTGCCAACGCTTCCGAGTGTTGGCCATGAGCTGAGTTACCCACGGTGGCCGTTCGGCTTCGGGTTGAGTGATGCAGTCGGCGTCGTCGGTCATGGTCGGTCGCCTGCTTGGTCGACGAGCCGGTTCGCTCTGAGCCAGAAGCAACGGGTTGGATGGGGGCGTTCAAGGTCGCCTTGGCAGTAGCGACAGCAACAGTTACCTTCGTCGGAGGGGTCGCTGTTCGCGAGTTCTTGGATGAGCCGCCACCGTTCGAACACGTTGGCCATCAGCCGGTCGAGGTCAGATAGCGCGGCGGGTCGGATGCGCTCCGAATCCGCATCATCCTGGTCGGGTGGGTCGTCGTGGCCGTCCGGGACAGGCGCCACGGGCGCCGGGTCCGTGACGGCATCGTGCGTCGGGCGGTCGATGGGCGTCCAATGTGTCCCGCCGCTTTGATGAGCGCCGCGATGTCCGACCGGAAGCTCGCAGTGGTAGGTCGGTCTTCGGGCATCACCGAGCAGTGTGATGGCCTCGAAGTAGGAGGAGCAGCGAGGGTCGACGGGCGTCGTTTTCGAGTACTGCGGCTGAGGGGTCATAGCGGGCTCTCCAGGGCGGCGGTTGGGTGGTGGCCGTTGAATGCCGCTGTTCGCTCACGCATCTGAGCTGTAAGCGCCGTTGGGGGGTCGGTGCATGGGTGAGTGTGGGTAGGCGGGTTGAAGGGCTGAGAATCCAGAGCGAGACGCGGCGGTGTCCAGCATCCCCAGCAGGACGGTGGCAGCGGGGTCAACGGCGCCGTCTTGTCGAGCTCGAGTGGGGTGGGCGGCCCGTGCATCAGGTGGTCTTCGGGGTGGAGAGACCAGTCGCCGACGGGATGCGAACGGCAACTTGTGGTGTGCGGCGCTGTGGCGTCGCGGGCGGCGAAACCACCAGACGGCGAGAGAGGCGCCGAGGAGGATGCCGGTGACGCCGCCGAATGCGCCGCCGACCGCGAACACCACCTGCAAATCAGTCATCGGACGTGCTCGATTGCTCGGTCAACCGACATCGACCGCCAGTCAGGCCATTGCCGCGCTTCATTGTGCGCCTGCTTGGTCTTGACGGCGTCGATGATTGCCTGCGGTTCGTGGCCTGCGCGCCATGCGCCGTCGAAGGCGAGGATGATGACGTCCGTCCACTCGGCGAGGTCGGTGGGGTCGGCTTCGATCTCGGTGAGTTCCTTGCGGATGTGATCGATGACACGGTGTGTGTGTAAGCCGGGTCCGAAGGTGGCGGTGCTCCACTCGCGGAGGCGTTGTAGGTGTGCTGCGTCGATAGCGGTCATGGGGTGTCCTGTTCGGTGGGGGTGAGTTGCCGGCGGATCGCCGCGAGCTGTGCGGCGGTGGTTTCCGGGTCGGACGCCTCGGCGAGTGGGGCGACGTCGACGGCGCCGTTGAAGACGGGTGGTTGGGTTTTGGGGGTTGGGTCGCGTGCGTGCGCGCGCGTACGTTCCGTAGGAACGTCGGGTACGGGAACGGGGTAAGGCGAACTTCGGCGAAGTTCGGGCGAACGTTCGGTTGAAGTTCGTGATTTGTTCGCGCGAACAGCCTGCATCCGGTCGCGGGCGGCCTTCCGCTCGTCCTCGACCTGAGCACGCGTCGGCTGATACTCCGCGTAATCGTGGATCTGCCAACCACCGGTCACTTCTCGCCACGCGCCGACGTCCACTAGTCGTTTGACGACGCCTTTCCAGGCGACGCCGCGGATGTCGTCGAGGTCGAGGAGCTTCTTGGCCATGGCGTGTGGGATGAAGCCGTCAGTGAGGTTGCGGTTGCAGTAGCAGAGCGCGCTGACTTGCATGGCCAATCCGAGCGGACCGGCGGTCGCCATTTTTGGGTGCTCTGGAAATCCGTCGTCGAGTTTCACCCATACCATCGATTCACCCGGCCCTTTGGTAGTAGGTGTGGCAGCGATCGGAGTGCAGTGGGACGCCGTCGACGTGGACGTAGCAGTCCAAGGTGCAGACAACACACGACTCGCAACCGCGGATGTAAGTGACTGTGGTGCCGTCGGCGGTCGTGCGTGGCGGGAGGGTGACTGGGATGTCACCGAGCAGCGGCAACCGAGACTTGCGCGCCATCAGCGGCCGCCTCTACGGCGTGCCAGATTCTCCGGGTCCAGCCACTGGAACAGCGCTTCGGGCTGAGTGATGACATACCGCTCGCTGGTGAAGAGCTTCTCGATCTCCTGTGGACCCAGAAACGTCGTGTGCTGTCGAGCGGAGTCCGTGGCAGCAGCGATCTCCCCACGGATGACATAAGCGCCTGAACGGGCTGCTACGCGCAGATCGGCCGCATCAGGGCAGAGCGAGGCGTGGACGGTGATCGCGTCAAGCAGCCGCAGCGTCTGCTCCTGCGGTCGTTTGAATGTGTGTCCGGGTTGCTTCTGTTCAAGAAATCTCAGGAGCTGCGAGCCGTCGCGGAGTCCTTTTCGTGCGACGAGGTCGAGGTCCATGGCGCTGATCGCAGCGGGCCCTTCGCGCCAGATGATCTGACCCAAGGCGGATGCGCTCTCATAGCCCTTGCGGTGGTCGCGGTGGATCAACTCTTCGCTGCACTTGGTGCACCATTGGCGGCCACACCCATTCACGTGCGGACCACGCCTTCGCCGCGTTCTGCAGGGTCCTCGATAGCTTCAGCGCCGACCCAATAGCGGCCCATACCAGCCGCGATGGCACCCCAGCGAGCGGTGCCGGCGAATGGGTCGGCGATGAGTTCGCCCGGTGCGGTGAGTTGCTCGACGAGTAGCGGTACACCGCCTTCGCCTTGTGACCAGTCGTGATCGTCCTTCTCGCGTTTCGGTGGTCGTAGTACGTCATTGACGAGCGTGCGACCGCGACGGTTGTCTTTGACAAACCAAAGGACGGGTTTGAACTCTGCGACAACGAACTTCCCTGGCAGACGTTGTGACTGGTGGTGCATCATGGCGAGCAGCCACCAGTAGCGGAGATGTTCACCGAGGATGCGCATGTCGCGGTCTAGGCGCGATTGGCCGGTGTAGCAGATCAAGGATCCGCCGGGGATGAGCACACGAGTGGCCCACTTCGCAAGCCAGTCGTAAAGCGGTTCGGCTTCGTCACCATAGGGCGGGTCGGTGAGGACGAGCGCTACAGAATCGTCGGCGACATCTTCCAGGACCTCACGAGCGTCGCCTATGCGGAGATCGGCGCCGTCGGGAAGCGGTTTGGCGTTGCGGGAAGCTTGGCGACGTCTTTTCGTCTCCGCGGCGGCGGCTTCCTTGATGAGCGTGCTGGTGCGGATCTCCTTACCCTTGTCACGCTCGACCTCAGCTTTGGCAACCAACCCACTGAGTGTGAGTGGTTCGTCGGATTCGGTGGCGGCCCGCTCTTCTCGGGTGATGCCTTCCTCGCCGTAGAAGTCGCGGAGCTTGCGTGCTTCTTTGATCTGCTGACTGGTAGTGCCTAGGTCCTTGATCAAGGCCGGTGCCGATATGTCTAAGGACTCCTTAGACTTTTTGGGCCGCCCATCGGTCTTCTTGGCGATCTCTCCTGCGGCTTGTCCGGCATCGACCATGTCAGCGAGACGACACAGGGCGCGCGCCTTGATCGCCGTCGCGTAGTTGATCGAGCTTGTGCCGAGACCGACTTCTTTGGCATAGACGCGGGCGGCCTCGGCGAACTTTGTGACGGTGACGGCTTCCTGCACCGATGCCACTTCGGCGAGCATCCGCTCTGCCTGTGTGAAACGCTGCAACGACTGGCCGGTCTGCGGGATGACTTGACCGGTTTCTGCATCGACGATCGTCACGCGCTGGCCTTTTCGGCGCGCGCTTCGAGTTCGCGTCTCAAATCTGAGAACGTGAGTCGTTCTGCGGCGATGGCGGCGACGACGATGTTGACGGCGCGGCGGAGTTTGTCGTCGTCTCTCGCGGCGGCGTCGGCGAGGACGCGGACCCGCGCCTTGTTCGCCGCTCGTATCTGTGGCGGTGTGTCAGTGTCAGGCATTGCATGACCCTACCGTGCCGGTGGCGTTGCGCGCAACGGTCTCGCGCAACACCGAAACGGCGCCACACCGCGAACCCACCCGCAACCGTGCGGCGGCGCGCAACGGGTAGGCGCAACATGTCATGTGGGGTAGCCGAGCCGGTCGGCGAGGTCTCCCCCAGCGATCTGGACGGCCCACACCCAGTCCTGTCTGATGCGCACGTCGCGGAGGTCCGAGGACGTGTCGAGCAGATCCAAGAGATGCCGGGTCGCGTCCAACGCGCGTTCGAGGTGCAGCAGGCAAAGGCCGCCGGTGATGGCGTCCCAGTGGGGTCCGCAGACGCGGCAGTGGTCATCCACCGGCCTGCTCTACAGGCTTGGGTTGTTGCGCTTTGATCCATGCGTGGGCCTTGGCGGCGTCCACCGGGAACGTCACCTCGCTGCCGTCGGAGCGCAGTAGCCGCAGGTCGCCTTCGCCCGTGTACCCGAGCTTCACGTGCCCCGCTTCGAGCAGTTCGCATGCCACGAGGACTTGGTCGACGTCGTCGAAGAGCAGCGTGTCGTCTTGGGTGGATTTCGCGCGCCCGCCAGTCACGAGGAACAGGAGGTCGTGGCGGCCGTCGTCGTCGAGGTTCGCGGCCTTGCACGCCTTGTGGATCTGCCCGCGCTGCGGTTTCGTCGCGGGGCGGGTTTGGGCGCGCGCCTCGGTGACGGTGCGCGGTTTGACGCCGGTGGTGGGGATGGGCGCCGCTGACCGTTTGGTGCGTTTGGTGCCGGCGTCCGCGCGTTGCTGCTGCGCGTGCACCTGTTCCGCGACGGTTGTTTTCGGCCATGTCGGCGCCGCCTCGGGGACGGGGGTGAATGGGACGGGCTTGTCCGAGGTCTTGGCTTCGAGTTGGGTGACGGTGGCGCCACCAAGCTCTCCCGGCGGGACGTGTCCGTTGACGGGTGTCCCCAAGGCGCCTGCTGTGGCGTGGGCGATCGCGGCCAGCGGCAGTTTGACGTCGAGGACGGGGACGGCGAAGTCGCGCCTGGGTTGACCTGGCCGCGTCACCGTCCGCTTATCCAACCGCAGCGTCGCCGGGAGCAAGTGCCCGCGGCCCGCGGCGGCCATGATCAGCTCGACCGACCCGGCGAGCTCCACCGCGCCGTAATAGCCGTGGACCTCGACCCGCCACAATCCCATCCCCTGGACCTGCGCGAGCATCACCGACAGCCTCGTCGTGGGCTTGCACTCACGTTCTGCCGGGTCGGGGTCGCACAGGCACGGCTGATCCGAGATCGTTTCGCGTTGACCGTCACAGCGTTTCTGGACCCCGCCACCAACCCAAGTCTCGAACCATTGGGAGAACGCCATGTCAGTTGGGGGGACGATCACGTCGATCTGGTCGGCTTCGGTCGTGACCTGCCACTGTTGCAGCGGCCCGTTGGTCCACGCCTCCGGTTTGCCGCCGAAGAGGTGCGCGACGTGCTCGATCTTCGACCGATCGCTGCTCGTGAACCTGAATGTGGCGAGCTTCTTCGGCCGGAACGCTGGATTGCCGTGCTTATCCGTTCCGCCGGTGGGCACCTTCTCGCCTAGGCGAATCCGGCCTGCCTCGAACATCCGTTTCTGCAATGTCAAGATCGCCAAGTTAAGCCACCTCCCGGATGAGTTCGTTAAGACGCACTACGCCAAACCACCGACTGCGTTTGCGGGCATTGCATGATTGGCAAGCCGGCCGCAGGTTGGCGGGCCAATTGCTACCACCCTTTGCGATGGGCTTGACGTGGTCGATCTGCTCGTAGGGGCGTCGGCAGTTCCAGCATTTCCAGCCCCAGTAGGCCAACCGAGCTTCGATCTGCGCGATGCTCGCAGTACCGGGAGCTTCGCGACGTTGTTTGCTTTTGACTGGCCGATAGGCGCGACGCCAGTGGCGTCCGCATAGCCGCAGGGCATAGTGGGGTTCGGCGCATCCGGTTACGTCGCACGTCGCGCCAGGGCGCGGCGATGTCGCACCTGCGGTCGGATCACCGTGGCGCCACATCCGAAGATGATGAGGTTTGCAAAGCTGGTGCACTCCGACGACGGCGTCTCGATCGCAGCTGCCAACGCGGCAAGGGCCATGTGCGGTGCGCCATTGGGGATCGGCTGTGCCAGGGTCGCCGGTCTGTCGCCAGCGCATGAGATGCATGGGACACCAACCGCGCGACCACGGCGCCTTCTCGCAGCCTTCGACGTTGCATGTGGCAGGCGGTGGTGGCCGCATGGCTGTTTTCGTGAGCAGTGGGTCGCCGGTTCGCTTCCAACGGTTGTAGTGGGTTGAGCACCATCCGTGCGCGGTGCCTGGTACACCTGCGGGCTTGGGGCAGTTCTCGATCGCGCAAGCCTTTGGGCCGCCTCGACGCACGCGTTCGGTTGTGCCGTTGCGCCGCCATCGGGAATAGTGCGTTGCGCACCAGCCGCGAGCGCGGGTGCTGCGCGCACATCCTTCGATCGTGCAGACCTTCATTCGAACTCCAGCGGATCAGAGCTGATGACTGTTCGCGACGTCTCGATCTGCCAGCGGTGGGCTTCGAGGCAGTAGAGAAAGGCGGTGTAAGGCCGCTCGCCGACGTCCACGACATAGGCGTCACAGAACTCCGGCGTGATCATGATTCCCAGACCGGCGTCGACGTCCGGAATGGAGATGGCGTTGGAGCGTTCATGGTCGCTGAGAAGGTAGTAGCGGCGGCGCCACTTCTCGTACCGGCGGGGCCGCCAGGCCGCCGCGAACTCAGAATTGACATAGGCGGCGAGCTGGAGAGACAGCTCCGGATAGCAGCGCTTCTTATTGCCCTTCGCATCGAACGGTTTCTTCGACGTCTTGTAATCAACTGCGAATTTCGTGTCATTGATGGTCAGGATTGCGTCCATCGTTCCGGCATGGCCATAGGTCGGCGCATAGACGGTCATCTCTGCGGCCTCGTAGGCGGGCTGCGCTTTCTGGCACCACGCTTCGAACTGCCGTAGGTAGGGCTCGATGTCGGCGGACACGTCCGGTCGGACGCCGGTCAAGACGTATTCCTCGCATGCGGTGTGGACGTCGGTGCCCATCTCGGTGTCGGATTTCTCGCCGGGCGCCTTCCGCCATCTGGCGTCGCGGAGCCACTTCACCGCCGCGCACGCTTGGGCGTCGGTGTGGTCGCAGTCGGGGTGGTCGTCGGCGAGCATCCCCCGCCACGTGTTCGATTGGTTGACGGCGGCGACGGCGGTTTTCTCGCACGCCCAGTAGGTGAGCGCGGGCCGGTCGAGGGCGGACAGGATGGTGGTGACGGACCAGAGTTGCTGGTCGTCGTCGGACGTTTGAGTGACATCGACCGGCGGGTGTTTCTCGACCGCGGTGGTCATCGGGTGTCCTTGGGGGTGTGGAGTTCGACGGCGGGCTCCTGCAACTGTTGGAGGCGTAACCGGCCGGCTTCGGTGATGCATACGCGGTAGAGGGGGTTCTTGTGGGCGAGGCCTTCGCGGATGAGCTTGGCGGCGGTCGCGGTGGGGATCGCGCCGTAGTTGCCAGCCGCGTAGCTGGTTTGTTGTAGTCCGCGTTCGCCTGCGTCGGAGATGGCGCCCAGCCAGTGGCGGTAGTAGTCGTCGTATTCAGTCATGGCAGTTCCCTTGCCAGCACCAGCACCTCGCCACTCACTTGGCAGACGCGATCATCGCCGTCGAAGATGACCATTCCTGCGCCCAGCGCGGTCTCCACGAGGCGTGCGCGGATGGTGTCGCCGTCGTCGACCACCACGTACTGGCCTTCTTCGAGGTACAGGCCGTTGGTCTTGGCGATCTCGTAGCGGCGGCCGTTTGCCAGCTCGATCCAGCTGTCAGCCATGCGCGGCTCCGATGCGTCGGGTGGGGTGGTGGCAGGTGTCGCAGATGTAGAACCGCAGGCCGCTGCGGTCGTCGCTGGCGACGCGGTCGAGCTTCCCGTCACACTGGCCGCAGTCGGGGCGTTGGACGGGTACTTTCAGGGCGCCCATGACGAGGCCGTCGGCGGCGGGTCGCAGCGGCCCGGGAGTGGGCGGCGCGGCGGGCACGGTCGTGTGTGGGGGGATGTGGTCGAGGCTGGCGCGGAGTAGGTCGTTTTCTTCGCGGAGCCGTTCGTTTTCCCGTTCGAGCCAGGCGATCCTGTTGATGCGGGTGCGGCGCCGCGGTCGTTTCAGTTCGGTCACCGGTCGAGTCCTTGTCGGGTGAGGTCGGGTCGTTTGAGCGGCGTCGTGGTGTTGTGGTTTTGCCAGCAGGCGAGGTGGGCGGGGGGTTCGCCGTTGCGTCCGTGGTAGACGCTGCCGACGGCGATGGGGTAGGGGCACAGCCAGCAGTGCATCGCGAGCAGTTCGTTGCCGCCGTAGCCGCCGATGCCGGTCATGGTTGTGGTCCGTCGTTGAGCGGCACGACCCACGGGCTGCCGGTTCCTCGTGGTGTGATGACGAGTTCGGCGTGGAGCCCGCACGCGGCGGCCCACCGGCCGACCAGCTCGAGTCCGGGGATGTATCGGCCGCATTCGTAGTTGCTGACAACGGTGCGGCGTTGCTTCCCGTGCCAACCGATTCGGTTGGCGAGGTCTGCCCCGGTGAGTCCGGCTTGGTGGCGCATGTCGCGGAGGAGTTCGGTGAGCTGCGCGTCGAGGTCGGTCATGTGCGTTTCCAGGTTCTGCCGCAGGACAGGCAGACACGCCACCAGTGGGCGTATGGGGGGCCGACGACGGCGCAGTGTTCGTCGCAGTCATGTGCGGCGACGTCGCGGCGGGCGGCGCGGCGGCGCATGCGTTTCGCGGTCATGGGTTCGGTCCGTCGTTAAGGGGGACGACCCAGCGGCCGGCGCCGGGGCGCGTGATGACGAGTTCGGCGTGGAACCCGCACGCCGCCGCCCACCGACCGAGCACGTCCCACTTGGGGACCTTGACGCCGTGCTCGTACTTGCTGACCTGCGGGCAGCCGTAGCCCGCGCCCTTGTAGTGGGACGCCCACCCAAGTCGTTGGCTGAGTTCGCTTTGGGTGAGTCCGGCTTGGTGGCGCATGTCGCGCAACAGTTCGGTGAGCTCAGAGTTGAGGTCACCCATCGCGGTCGCCAGCCTTCTCGCGGATGTGGCGCAACCACTCATCACGCGCCTTGTCACGCTCTTGAATCGCATGCCAACGGCGTTCATCCATCTCGGACAGGCGCCCGAGCACCCGGCCGACTATGAGTGCGACGATGGCGGATGCGGCGAGCCAGACGAGCGCCCACTGCCACCAGCTCACGACACAACCGCCTCTAGGCATGGGTGCGGACCCTGCGGGTCGCGGTATATGTCAATGTGCACGCGCTCGGGGTCGGTTGCCTCTTCGTTCTCCAGGCACATGGCGAGCGCCTCGAACTCGTCGGTGCGAAGCGTCAATGAGCCTGCATTAGCGCGGGTGATGTCGGCCCACTCACGGTCGTCCTCTTCGCGTGCGAGGGCTGCGAAGACGCTGAAGTGGGTGTGGCCGGGGTCTTGCCACTTGATGCGAAACCCGATGCTGAGACGGCTCACGTGTCGTCACCTGCCTCGGTGTCGAGTTGGTCGAGGCGGTCGTTCAGCCGTTGCAGCAGCGTCCGCAGTCCGTCGCGGGTGTTGAACACGGTCATCTGCTGCCGTGCCGTGCCGAACGACAGCGACCGGTGACCACTCCTTTGATGGTTCATGCCGTAGATCTCGATGTCGTCGTCTGTGACGTCGTCGAGGTGGATGGCCATGTCGCACGTGGCTGCGGTGTTCATGGGTGGTTGGTGAGGGTGTGGGCGAGCGCGGCGCCGGTCGCGAGGCCGGCTGCGACGGTGACGGTTACGGTGAGCAGCCACGTCGCCCACCACGGCCACCGTCTGCATGGTTCGTCGCGGAAGTCCGCGAGTGGGTCGCTGCGCAGGCGTCGTGCGACTTGCCGGCCGTAGCTGCGGACGGGTAGGGGCCGTTTGTGCATGAGGTGGCGTGTGTTGAGCATCGTGTAGCCTCCGTTGCGGGTTCCGGGTTCCGGGGCTTGTGGGAGCGTCAGTCGTCGTCGCTGTTGGCTGACGCTCCCTCTTGTGTTGTCTGGCCCCGCCCTGGCGCCGGGGGTGAGCCGGTGAGGGCGGGGGTGGATTGCGCCCATCCGAGGCCTGCAACTCGCGGCCGACGGCTGCAGGCGACCGCCACGGAGGTCGCGTGAGGCCTTGGTCTCGGATGGGACAGGTGAGAGAGAGTGCCCGCCGAGCGAAACCGGCGTCGTCCGTAGGCATCCGGAGCGCCAGACGTGCCCGGCGGGCCGTGGCCGCCCAGCCGCGGGGGTAGCTGGCAGCCACACCTGAAGTCAGGCATGCCACGGTCCGAGCAGGCGGCGTGCATGAAGGTGTGCCGAGCGAACGGCTTCACACCAGATCCAACCGTCGCTACGCCAACCGCAGTCAGGGCAGCCTGCGGTCCACCAGTCGCCGAGCTTGACGACGTACGGCCGGTTCATGCGGCACCGGCCTTAAGCGCTTGTTCGAGGAGCCATTGGTTGAGGGCGTGGCGGGGGATGCGGTAGGAGTTGCCGTGGCGGATGCAGGGCAGGTCGATATGGCAGCGGCGGTACACGGTGTCCTCCGACCACCGCAAAATGGCGGCGGTTTCGGCGACGGTGAGCATCCCGGCGTCAAGCATCGGGGTGCGATGCTCGACTTCGGCGGTGAGCAGATCGGTGAGCCGGTCGATGGCGGCTACGAGGCGCTCGACCGCCAGCTCGTTGGCGACAGCGCGCCTCACGACGCACCGCCGGTGCCGGTGACCGTGATCGGCCCGATCTCGACCAGCACGGGGTCGTAGCAGTCGGCTTCGACGTCGTGGCCGATGCAGTACCACTGACCCCGCGTCCCTTGGATGACGGTCGACTCGCCGGGTCGGGCGGCCCGGTCGCCTTCGGGGGTGCGGATGGTCAGCGTCCGCGGGCCGGGACCGTCACCGAGGTAGCCGTGGAGGCCGAACTGGAACCCGATAGACGCAAGCGCGGCGCGGGCCTCGGCGGTGTCGTCCCAGCGGACGGCTTTGACGACGGTCGGCTTGTGAACAAGCGTCAGGACTGCGCTCATGAACTCACCACCTCGTAGCACGCCTCATAGACGTCCGGGCGGATCGGGTAGAACTCCCCGGCCGTGCCCTTGACGACGTAGTCGCCGGGCAGCGCAGGCCGGTCGCCCTCGCCGGTGGAGATCACCAACGTGACGGTCGAGTCGCCGACGGTGGGTTCGTACCGGTACGCGGTCAGGCCGAGCGCGATCAGCTCTTGAAGGGCGGTCGCTGAGCCGTCCCAGCGGACCGCGTCGACCGTCGTCGGCTTGTGACGGACGCGCATCAGGAGTTCACCGCCTGTGTGTCGATGTCGCGGATTTCTTCGCCGATGGCTGCTGGTGGGACGCCGAGGCCGTCGGCGATGCGGCTGCGCATGTCCCAGGTGAGGTCGACGCGGCCGTTGAGGATGCGGGACAGTTGCCCGACGGAGACGCCGATGAGCGCGGCGAACTTGGCGAGCCCGTCGCCTTTGTTCGTGCCGTCAGGTTCGCGGGTGCGCTCTCGTATGAACTGGCGGGTGGCGGCTTCGAGGATGCGGTATCTGGCTGGCATGGGTCCAGCGTATATCCGTGGCGCACGGTTGCGCAAGGGAGTTGCGCAGATCCATTGCGTCCGCTACCGTGTGCCAGGCAGTGGCGGCCACAAGGGTTGCCAACCACCAAAGAAAGGAGGGGCTACAGATGGCTGTACCGTCTGCAACCCCTACCAAACCCAGCGCCGTGACCGAGATTGAACGCCTCGGTTTCGACTGGAGCGAGGTCGCTGACTTCGACCTCACCCGGCTCAGTCCCGACCGGCGCATCCAGGTCCGTGAACCCAAGCACTACGCGCCGAAGGACTCCGTCCAACGGTACGCCGTCCAGATGGGCGAGACCCCGTTCCCGCCGATCGTCGTGACCTCCGACGACTGGATCGTGGACGGCAACACCCGCGTCGGCGCCAGGCTGCTCCGCAAGGAGAAGTTCTGCCCCGCGATCGTCCTGGACGTCGCCTGGGGTGGCGCGAACCGCAAGCGGCAGAACGAGCTACACGCGCTCGCGGCGACCCTCAACGCGTCGAACGGCGTGCCGCTCACGGGCCGCGAGACCCGCGAGGTCGCGACGCGGTTGGTCGAGCTCGGTTGGAAGACCGAGCAGATCGGCCGGGCGATCGGGTTGAAGTCAAGCAGCGTCACGCAGGTCAAACGGGAGATCGACGCGGCGGCGAAGATGCGCCGTGTCGGGCTTAACCCCAACGGCGCCGTCGGTGGCCCGTCGCTGCGCGCGTTGGGCGCGAAGGACGTAGTCGCGCTGAACGACGTGCCCTACAAGGAGCTGGCGTCGCTCGCGGCGGACGCCGGATTGAACGCCAGCGAGATCAAGGACACCGCGAAGGAGATGCGCGACACCGGCTCCGACCAGGGCGCGATCGATGCTGTGTCGGAGCTGCGGATGGAGCTCGGTGACAGGATCCGCGAAAAGGAGCTGACCGGCAGCGGCAAGCCTCCGGTGTCACGGCAGTTGCGGCAGCGCCTCGGGTTCATCAAGAAGTTCGCCGAGCGCGAGCAGGAGCTGCTGGAGACGGACCCGAAGGTCAACGAGACGCACACAGAGGCGCTCACCGAGGCCGTCGTTGTGCTGATCGAGGTCCTGCGGATGCAGCGCAACTCCACCACGGAGGACGTGCTCGCTGAGCTGGCACGAAAGGGCTGATCGGCTATGGGCGACTACCCATTGGATCTTGTGAGTCCGGTGCGTCACGTCGCCACCGAGCTTGGCAGGGCCGCTCCGGCGGCCTTGCCGGCCTCGGACCTGGCGGCAAGCTATCAGCATCCGAACACGGGGGACTTGGCGCGTGTCCGGTCGCAGGAGGGCTGCGCCAGCAACACCGAGGCCGAGGCGTGGCTGATCGACCGTGCGATCGCCGAGCTCGGTTCGCAGGTCGAGATGAACGGCAGTGGCTACCGCTTAACCCGCGACGCCGACAAGGTCCGGTATCCCGGCAAGAAGCTGCTGCACCTGTACGACGATCCATATGCGCGGTTTCACGCGCCGTTCGACCCGATGACCGGACGGTTCTCGGACAACATCCGCCGCAACACGGGCAAGGACACCATGGCCGAGTTGCGCGAGTCGATGCGCTCGTTCGGATGGCTGCCCGAATTGCCAGCAATCGCGGATGAGCGTGGAGTGATCCTGGTCGGCCACCGGCGGCTGGCTGTGGCGCAGGAGCTGGGGATCAAACCGGTGATCACCAAGGTCACCCTCGGCCAAGGAGATGAGGCCGACGCCAAGCGGTTCGCGTACGCGATCGGGTCGAATCTCGGCGCGAAGCCATTCACCCCGGAAGAGCGTAAGGAGATCGCCGAGTACCTGTATGGCGAGCGCGACTGGACGATTGAGCGGATCGCGGAGGCGCTCAAAGTAAGCGCCTCGACGGTTGGCCGGGACATCGCGGGAGTTTCCCACGATGGGAAACCTAAGACGCGTGGGGGCCGACCGAGAGTCACCCCCGAGCAGGAAGCTGACATCATTGAGGGCTACTTCGAGCAGGGCAAGACGATGGACGAACTCGGCCACGAAGTCCTCGGCTTGGACACCACGCGCAACCGGACCCCCGCCAGCGTCCAAAAGGTGGTCGATCAGGAACGCGGCAGGCGTGAGGAACGAGCCAAGACAGCGCCTGCCGCGGCCGGGACTGAATCAGCCGCCACGCATGCATGTCCTGCTTGCGGCTTTGTCCACGGCGCCGCCGCTACCGACCGGTAACAAGGGGGGTTGCGCATGAGCAAGGGACATGCGTATCCTTGCGCTCATGGAGAAACGGAGTGTGGGCGACGTCCTACGCGGGCTACGCGAGGACGCCGGCTACTCCATGACCGAACTTGCACGTCGCGCCAACGTCGACACATCCACCCTGTCCCGCATCGAACGGGGCATCCACAACACGATCACCCTGGAGAACTTGGCGCGACTCGCACAAGCACTCGGCACGTCAGTCACCGCGATCGAGCAGCAGCTCGACAGGAACGACGGCGAACTACCTCCCCGTGGTTGGCCGAGCTTCGAGGAAGTGGTGCGCCGCGACAAGGAACTCACGCAGATTCAGCGGGACGCTCTGGTCGCTCACTATCGAAGCTACGTCCACAGGCGATGACCGCCGACGCGCCGTCCAACGCCGACCGCGCCGAATGCAAGGCGTCACGGTGCCACGCCAACTCGTCGCGGAGGCGGCCGTTCTCAGCGGCCCACCGGAGAACCACGGCGGCGGCCGCCAAGGCGAGGTGTGCTGGCGTGGCGTGCATGGTGACCCCTGGTGCGTACGGCAGGTGCGTAAGGCTGCCGTCTTCCACTGGGTGAAAGCAAACGGATGACACAGGGCTGTAAGGATTCGACGGACAGTAAGGAGGGGTCATGGTGAACCCGCTGCGATGCGAAGCACACGACGGCGATCACTTCCACCATGAGTTGCGGGGGAAGGTCGCAGCCGCAATCCGTGAGTACCCGAACGCGGATGCCGAGTGGTGGATCGGACCGGAGGCGGTGCTGGGCGAAGTCGAGCGCCACTTGGGATGGGACAACGCGAATTCGCCGATGGATGGTGAATCTTGATGGCCGGGGGGCGTGGGGCTGCGGGCGACCAGGCGTACCACCGCTACCAGGACCGGATCGAGCACGCGCGCAGGGTGAAGGCGTTGGCGGGGCGGATAGCTGACACCCCGTCGGTCCGCCTGGAGCGGGTGGATGAGGTGTTGTTGGATCGGGCGGAGGACGCGCTGATCGCCGCGTGCGACGCGTTGGACGTCCAGGCGTTCGACACCAAAAGGAACAGCAGATGACACAGACCGCCGAGGAGATAGCGAAGGCGATCTGCCCGGGCGACCCGCTGGATCTCGGCATCGCGCATGCCGTGAAGATCCTCCTCGACCACGACGTCCACACCACCGAGTCGTGCGAGGGCGGCGAAGGCCACGCCTACTGCGACCCGACCGTAGGCTTCGTCGGCTCACACGGTGAAGGGTGGCGCGTCCTCGCTGTCTGCATGAACTTCGGGATGCCCGTCATGCACCTGCAACGGGTCTGGCAGATCAACCACGGCGAAGTCTGCGGCCCGCACTGGGAGGTCGTGTTCCACCCTCGCAAGATGCCCCGCTGGGTAGAAGCACGGTCGTTGTGAGTGTGCATAAGTATGTCGACGGGAGGGGGCGGGAGCGGTGGCGGGTCAACTACGAGCTGCCACCTCATCCGGACGGCCGCCGGCGGAAGTCCACGAAACGCGGGTTCGCCACCAAACGTGAGGCGCGGGTGTGGGAGGACGGGTTGCGCGGCCGCATCGCGGCCGGCGACATCCCTCTGGTTCGTGAGCAGCGGCAGACGGTCGCCGGCTATCTCCGCGCCTGGTATGTGGGGGTTGGGGGGAAGGCGACGACCACGGCGCATCGTCGGAACATGTGCGAGTGGTATCTGATCCCGCATCTCGGCGGCATCAAGTTGGAGAAGCTGTCGGCGGAGCAGGTCGACGCGGTGTATCGGCTGCTCGAGCGCGGCGGGTGGCAGCGCAGGACAGCGAAGGGCAAGCTGCGGGACGTGGGACCGCTGTCGCCGAAGACGGTCCGGTCTGCACATGTGGCGTTGCACCGGGCGTTGGCGGTGGCGGTGGAGCGCGGGTATGTGTCGCGGAATGTGGCGGGGTTGGCGCACCCGCCGTCGGAGAGGGCGGCGACATCGAGGAACAGCGAGCGGGTGTGGACGCCGGAGCAGACCGGCCGGTGGCTCGCCTGGCTCGAAGCCAAGCGGGATCGGCTGTGGCCGGTGTGGCGGCTGCTGGCGACGACGGGTTTGCGGCGGGGGGAGGCGTGCGGCCTGCACTGGGAGGATGTCGACCTTGAGTCTGGTGCGCTCAGGGTGCGGTGGGAGTTGACCGAGGTTGACAACAGGCCGGTGTGGGTGGACGGCGCGAAGACGCGGGCGGGGGAACGGACCGTCGAACTCGACGCGCGGACTGTGGAGGTTCTCAGGACCCATCACGCCCGTTTGTCGCAAGAAAAGCTGGCGTGCGGCCCCGCCTACCACGACCTGGATCTGGTGGTGTGCTGGGAAGACGGCAGTGTGATGCATCCGGACCGGTTGTGGCGGGCGTTGCGCCGCCACGCAAAAGCCTTGGGGCTCCCTCGGATTGATGTGCATGCGTTGCGGCACGGGTACGCGACGATGGCGTTGGACGCGGGTGTGGACGCCAAGGTGGTGTCGGAGCGGTTGGGGCACGCGCATGTGTCCACGACGTTGGGCACCTATCGGCATGTGTCCGACCGGCAGCATCGGGCCGCCGCCGAACGGATCGCCAAAAGGATCACAGGATGAGTCTGTCCGTCGGGACCTATGCGCACGTGGCCTCTGGGTCCCGACGGGCACCCGAGGAGCGCCGGGTGAGGCGTGGGGCGGCGGCGGAGCGGACCGCCAAAAGGACCACCAGATGAACGAGCCATGGAATGACCCGTGGGACGACCTGCAACGATCGTGGGCCGATCTCAAACGGGCCGTCTGGAACGACCGGCGGAGCCTGTTCCGTTGGGTCGCCGGCTGGTGGCTGCTGTTCGCAGTGGGGTGGCTGGTATGGGAGGCGTGGCAATGATGAGATTCATAGGTTGGATCGCCGCCATGGCGATAGTGCTGGCCGTCGCATTGACATTCGACATGTCGTTGGGCGCCAAGATCCTGTTGGGGTTCGGCGGTGGCGCGGTCGGTGTGCTCGTCGGCGCGGCGGTAGAGCGATGACGCTCGAAGACGAGTTCAGGTTCATCGAGTCTGATATCCGCGGATGCCGATCGACGACCTCACCCGATTTCTGGCGAGGTTGGAAGAAGGCAGGTATCTGGATGCTGGGCAGCTATTCGGAGTCGTCATGGCAGCGCTAGCTCGCGGATGGGAGTCAGATGGGAGTCACGGGCCATGGAATCCATGAGATCCACGACTCCCATGAATCTCATGAATCCCATGAAACAGCGTGGGCAAGCCATTTCTCGGGTGTCGGCGCCGGGGTTCGAGTCGTGATGGGCCGAGGGGTTCACATGGCGGTCAACCATCCGCCCCCCGTCCGGTGGGGTTGCGTGCAGTTGCGTGGACACGCACAAAACCCGCACTGTTCCAGGGTTCTGGGGGGTTGCGTGCCGCTGCAGTCCCGTGGAGTCCGGTGGGCTCGCACGCCGATGGGAGTCAAACCGGAGTCACGGGATGAGTGAGCGCTGCACCAAGAAGAAGTATGCGACGGCAGCCATCGCCGCCGATGCCCTGCGTCGCCTACGCAAGCTCGGGGGTCGTCCGGAGTGGTACATCACCGTCTGCCAGGACGACAACTGCGACGCCTATCACCTTTCGTCGGGACGGGGGAAAGGCAACACGAACAGGCTCAAGGGCAGTCTCTTCGCGTTGAAGGTCATGACCAACAACAATCGACTGCGCTGACATGACCGCCGTCCCGTACTGGCAGGCATCCGACGTCACCCTCCACTGTGGCGACGCCCGCACCATCTGGCAACACCTGCCCGAGCAGTCCGCCCACGCGATCATCACCAGCCCCCCGTACTACGGGCTGCGGGACTACGGCGTCGACGGGCAGCTCGGGTTGGAGGAGTCACCCGCCGAGTACATCGAACCGCTGGCCGACCTGCTGACCGACTGGGGTACTTCGGTGTTGCGGGCGGATGGGTCGTTGTGGCTCAACCTCGGCGACAGCTACAGCGGATCGTGGGGCAACTACGGGGCTACTGCGACGGTCGGGTCGCGACCGAAACGAGAGCGTCTTGACATGGCGCACGGCACAGGGCGGCCGCCGACATCAGCCACCGACTTCCCGAACAAGTGTCTGTTGATGATCCCCGAACGCGTCGCACTCGCCCTCATCGAACGCGGCTGGATCTTCCGCAACCGCGTCGTCTGGGCCAAACCCAACGGCATGCCCTCATCTGCTACGGACCGGTTGGCGACGAAGCATGAGGCGTTGTTCCATTTCGTCCGCCAACCCCGCTATCACTACGATTTGGACGCCATCCGCGAACCCCACCGGGGGTCAAGTATCGACCGGTCTCGCTACTCCACTTCGCGGGGTTTGGCACAAGCACGAGCGGCGACGACCGATGGCGGGTCCGTAGAGCAACTGCACCGTGAGTGGACGCCATCGTCCGGCGCGAATCCGGGTGATGTGTGGACCATCCCCACTGTCCCGAACCCGTATGGCCACTTCGCGATGTTCCCACCGGAGCTGGTCCGCCGCCCCATTCTCGCGACGGTGCCGGAGTGGGCGTGTCGGGCGTGCGGCGCCGGCCGCCAACGCATCGTCGAAGCGTCGGCGTCGTCGTGGGATCGCCGCAAGGCTGACGGCGATCCGATGCGCTACGGGCTGAACGGCAACGCGGCGCCGTTGAGCAGGTCGCTCTCGGACCCTGATGACCGCGCGGCTGGCGGCTTCGGCAAGCCGGCTGAACGTCAGACGGTCGGCTGGTCGGATTGTGGCTGTGACGCCGGATGGGCCGCCGGCACCGTCGCCGACCCGTTCGCGGGTGCCGGCACCACCGCCGTCATGGCCCGCCGGCTCGGCCGCCGCTCACTCCTCGTCGAACTCAACGCCGACTACTGCCAGCTCATCGCCCGGCGGCTCGCGCAGGATGTATTCACTTTCGACGGAACGGTGGGGTCGTGAGTTGTTGTGCGTGCCGCTGCAGTGCCGTGGAGTCCGGTGGGCTTGCACACCGATGGGAGTCAAACCGGAGTCACGGGATGAGTGACAGGTGAGCCGCTACGAACACGGGACCATCACCGCCTACAACAAGGACAGGTGCCGCTGCGAACCCTGCCGCGACGCGAACCGCGAGCACAACCGCCTCTATCGCAAACGGGCAAGGAAGCGTGGTGTCCCTGACGACGCCGAGCACGGGTTCGCGCGGGTCTACAAGTTCTTCGGGTGTCGCTGCTGGAAATGCGCGACCGCACAATGGGTTACCAACACCATCATGGCGGACAAGCACCGGGATCGGCGCCGCGCCGAGCGGGCCGAGCGGCAACAGCGGTTGGCCGCCGCGAGGTCCGACGCGGAACACGGAACCATCGGGACCTACGACACCCTGGAATGCCGCTGCGAACGCTGCGTCAAAACGCACGATCTGCGGCGGGCTGCAGCCCGCCGCGAACTGGCTGAACGGGATCCGTCGGTCGTGCCGCACGGGACTAAGCAGGGATATGAGTATTGGTTCTGCCGGTGCGACGCGTGCACTGCAGCCAACGCCGACGACAAAGCCCGTGTCACCGCAGCCCGCCGTGAACGGGGCATCCCCGACAACGTGGAACACGGTACCGCCTACACCTACGGGTACTACGGCTGCCGATGCGACGCGTGCTATGCGGCGCAGTCAGAACGCAACCGCGCCTACAAGGCCAAGCGCAGGAAAGAACGGTCATCCAGTTAGAACGCCTTCGGGGTGTGGATGGCTACGCGTAGCCGCGCAGCAGAGACATCGCTACCTAGGTAGGCTAGCGGGGATGCGGAACACCCAATCGCTCAGGATGGTCCTATCCACGCTGATGCAGGACCCCGACGGCCGCCACTACGGCTACCAGATCTCGAAGTGGTCAGGCGTCCGCTCCGGCGTGCTCTACCCGATCTTGCACAGGATGCTGGACGAGGGTTGGGTGACTGACGGGTGGGAGCAGATCGACCCGTCGGAGAAGAAGCGTCCGCCGCGCCGCTACTACCGGCTCACCGATGTCGGGCGCGCCGAGGCCGAACGGCGACTGTCCAGAAAAACCATGAACAGGCCCTCGTCATGATTGCTATAACAACACAACATGCAGCTATGGATGTGGCATTGCGCGCTTATTGTCAAGGCGTTGATGATGCAGTAGTAGCTATTGATGTCATTCTTGATAATGCAATGACGGTGGATGATATACGCACGCAGTTGGCCACAGCTCGTAGTCGCCTCAAGCATGCCCGCGCAGCCAGCCTAGGGGATCAAACATGAAGTCGGCATACCCGCTATCAGCAAGGACGCGCGAGCCGAAGTGGTGGGCGCCGTCCAAGGGCGACAGCGTCTACTGGAACTATCCCGACAGGGGTGTGCTCGGCGTCGTCATCGGCTTTGTTCCCGATGATGAGGAGCGCCGTGTGGGCCAGCCCATCATCAAGCG